CGAAAGCGAAAGCGAAAGCGAAAGCGAAGATGATAAATCACAGCAAAATGGTGGTATATCTCAATACGGAAGGGAGTCTTTACCAAGTGTGGAAAACCCACTAAGTATGAAAAACCCACTGGAAGACCAAACGGTATCTTTATCAAGTATGAAAAACCCACTGGAAGACCAAATGGGATCTTTATCAAGTATGAAAAACCCACTGGAAGACCAAAGGGGATCTTTATCAAGTATGAAAAACCCACTGGAAGACCAAATGGGATCTTTATCAAGTATGAAAAACCCACTGGAAGACCAAATGGGGTCTGCACCAAGTATGGAAAACGCACTGAAAGACCAAATGGGGTCTTTACCAAGTATGGGAGATATGGCTATTACAAGCTCAAATGCTCAAGATATATTATTATATTATCGTAAAAAGATTATTACTACTTATAAAGATGAAATGGTTTCTTCAGATATAGAAAATATTATTACTGCATTAAAAGCGTGTGCAATGGACTATATTAATTCTAATAAAAAGAAGCATTTAAATTTTATTTTAGAGCCTATCATAGAAAGAGTTGCTTTTATAAACAGACTCAAAAGACAAGAATCTTGTATAAACAATATGAAATTATTAATGCATTTTTATTTTGATTCTATTTCTAATATATTGACCGCTGCAATGAGTGATAAATCTACACCACCTATTGTGCCTGATATGATATCTCCTATTACAGATTCCTTTTTAAATAAGTTATATACAATGGTAAATGAATATATCCTTGTTTCTCCTTTACTTAAAGATGAATTGTTAATAGTAGATGATCCAAGTAATAAAAAGTCATCCAAAGGATTTTTAAATACATTATATAATAAAGAATTAAGTGATTTCAGTAATACAAATAAAATAATCCAGGCTTATACATTCGAAAAATTTTTTAAAGGTGAACTTTTTAAAGAGAATGACATTAAAAAATGGAACAAGTTATATTTTGAAAGTATGGGTGTAAACGAGTTTGCTAAAAAACAGTTTCAATTTATCGAAAAAGAAAGTAGAATAAGAGCAAAAAACACATTAAATGTTAACAAAACGATCACAGGAACAACGAAGACTGATTTTATTACCAAGTCTCCTTCACCCGAAAAAGTTGGTGGTTCTTTACCAAAATCGAGAAAAGGTTCTCGATATAAAACATCAAAGAGTATGAAAAATAGACGGGCTCGCAATAACACCTCGTTAAAGATAAAATGGTTATAATTAGCTACTTTCACATAATTATATTCAAAATAATATGATTATGGTTCTCTATGGTTCTCATATCCAAGTACTCCTAACTTTTTATAGAAACAAATAGATTGTATTGTTTTATTTTCTTTGTACATCAGTTAAATTATGGGGCGTGTTTTTGTGTGACACTGATTTCGATCACATTACTGTTTCTTCTTTGTTGTGTTACGATAATGCTTTAGATTTTTCAAAGTATTCTTCTTTTTATTTACACGAATGTTCTCGAATATGTTCTCGAATAATTGTTCTCCTATGTAAGAAGTGTTGAGTTTCTTTGAATCAAATAAACGGGGTTTTGGTTGGCTACACGAAACGAGACCAGCAGGAACGACTAAATCTTTAAATCTATTGTCAAATGCGCAATGAGAACCACCGCCTTTTTGTTCCTTTGCAAATTTGACTAATGCGAGACCACCTTTTTGATTTTCAAATATAAATTGTTCAAAAATGTTCTTTTCCATATAATAATATGGATACAATAATTATGTAACAATTTTCCGCAATTCATTGGTGGTCGTAATTTCTCGTTTATCTTTTAAATATTGTATAACAAAATCAACCTGGTTTTCATCTTGTATAATTTCTTTTAACTTGCTTTCGATATATGTGAATGACAATGTTGTATATTCCTTTTTAGAATACATTTGTATTTCGTTTTTTCCAATACCAATTTTATGTTTAAGTGAAGGGTTATTTTCCCAATAACTGCAAATGTGAGAACCTAACTCATTTTTTAAAGTCCTCATTTTCTTTGTTTTTTCGTTAACTTCTTTAAGTTGAGAGTCAATATAATTCCATTTTTGTATGTTTTTAATAAATTCTTCTTTTTCCGATAAAACTAAACTATTGCTCATTATATTATTCAATCCAAAAAAATATAACGGTTTAACCTATTTTAGTATCTAAATATGTAAGCAAGTAATACATTTTCATAGTAATGATCATATTTGCTAAAATTAATATAATAAGAAAAATGGTATATATGCAAATAATCCAAATATAGCTATGAATTTGATCATAAACCATATCAGTAATCGACGAGAAAACCTCTTGTATATCTCTTCTTATATCTTGGTTTTTTAACATTTGAATACACGTTTCTTTTAGATTTATCATTTAAAAATACATCGCAAAATAAAGTATTTTTATAAACGAATTCGTATAAAGATTCTTTCTTTAATATAGAAATATATCAATGAACAACATTATCATACCAGATGAATCTTTTGACTTTGACCATTTACAACTTTCCACTCCAATCTTAACAACGGGAGGAAGCCACGTAATTCATTGTTCACTAAACAACGAGCCTTTTTATATTCAACCTCCTAAGTCAAGAACAAAACAAGGAATTAATTTAGTAGGTAAAAAGATGTATTCAGATTTAATGTATTCACAAGAGAACCAACGGTTTATTCAATGGATGGAGAATTTAGAAACTTATTTCCAAGAACATTTATTCAAAAATAAAGACAAGTGGTTTGATAGTAGTTTAGAGTTACACGACATTGAAAATTTTTTCTCAAGTCCGTTAAAGAGCTATAAGTCGGGAAAATATTATTTATGCAGAGCAAATATTAAAAACAATTTAGGGAAATCAAGTATAAAAATATTTGACGAAGATGAAAACGAATTAACGGTTGAATCATTAACAACAGATAACGAGATTAATACTATTTTAGAGATTAAAGGAATTCGATGTACATCAAGTAGTTTTAACGTAGAGATTGAGATTAAGCAGATGATGGTGTTAAAACCTAATAATTTATTTGAAAAATGTCTATTTACACGCAATAAAAAGTCATTAACAGAAATGGCAGATAATACAACACAACAACCTGTAGAAGAAGGAGAAGTGAAAGTCGATAATACTGAACAGCAAATACCGGTTGTAGAAGACCAACTTTCTGTATCAGAAGAGCCAATTATCATAGAAGAAAACGTGGAAGAAGTTAAAAATTTAGAGGAAGTAGAATCAGTAGTTGTTGCTGATATCGAGGAAGATGTAGAAGATGTATATCAACCAGAGTTAGTTGAGGAAGAAGTGAGGACCTCCCCCGATGAAGTAAAAGAAACAAATAAAGATTCTTTAGAAGAAATTGATTTTACATTAGATGAGATCAATGAAGGGGAGTCTATCCAAATAAAACAACGTAATGATATACATTATGAAATGTACAGAGAAGCAAAAAGAAAGGCAAAAATGGCTCGTGATTTAGCACTTTCTTCTTATTTAGAAGCAAAAAGAATCAAAAATACATATATGTTGGAAAATATAGAAGATAGTGAATCCAGTGATTTAGAAATGGAGGAATTAGAACAACAAGAAGATGAATAATTTTAGGAATATTTTTAATTAGCTAATAAATAATTTATCACTTGTTATTATATAAACGAATGTTTTCAAAATTCAGTAAAAGTTTTTTAAAAGGACTAACAGCATTCTTCACTGCTGAAAGAATTGTTGTTCTTGTTATATTCTTAGTATTGATATTTGCTTTAGCCTCATATGCTAATATGAAGACATCTATTGTCGATAGAATGGAAACTGGTAAGGAGGTAGTGAATAATAAAAAGGAAGAGGTCACTGAATTAATGACCGCCCCTTCTGGATATGCGTCTCAGCCCGTAGCCAATCCCAGTGATCTTTTACCTAAAGACGAAAATAGCGAGTTTGCTACACTGAATCCCAGTTCTATGAACAAGGGCGATGCTCTTATGCCCGATCTTCTTCAAGCCGGACACCACATTGGCGTTGACACAATTGGACAATCGCTAAGAAATGCCAACCTTCAACTTCGTTCTGATCCCATGATCCCCAAGTCGGAGGTAGGACCTTGGAATAACACCACAATTGAAGCTGATATGGGCCGTGTTCCTCTTGAAATGGGAGCCAAGAACCCCGTTGTTCCTAAGTAAATAAACATATGATATATTTAATGATAAATATATTATAATTTTATAATTTTATAGTATTGTATATTAGATGAAAATTATTGAACTTCCAAATGGATTAAAAATTATATATGAAAAGGCGTCTTCTGATTTATCGATTACTTCAATATATGCGTTATGTAATTTAGGCCCTATACATGAGCCTGATGATATGAGAGGAATTTCTCATTTAATCGAGCATATGTGCTTTAAGGGGACTAAAAATAAACCAAATCCCAAATCCATATTTTTATTGTGTGACAAGATAGGCGCATATTTTAATGCATATACCAGTAAAAGATATACTTGTTATACAATCGATTGTGATGATAAATATAGTTTAAAATGTTTACACCATTTGTCTGATATGATGTTACATTCTATATTTGACGAAAAAGAATTTACGAAAGAATTACATATTGTAGCCCAGGAAAACATAGATGATGAAAACGATCCATTGGAAGTTGCTGAAAATGAGATAAATAGACTTGTATTTAAAGGAACTGCATACGAACATCCAATAGATCATGTAGATTATCACAAAAAAAAAATCGATTATAATAAATGCTGTGAGCTATACAAACAATTTTACACACCCAATAATATGATAATAAGTGTTGTTTCGAATCTCCCATTTACGCAAATTCAAAAATATATTAAATCTTCGTATTTTAATACAAAACGAACAAATCATTTATCTAATGTACCGCAAATGAATCATCAGCTAATGCCACAAAAAGATATTCAGTACCAATTAACAAAAAAAATGGGCGTATCAAACTCCAGTATTATGATTGGATTTCGAATATGTGGGTATGAAGATAAAAACAAGCACTTATTAAATTTAATTAAACAGGCAATCGGTCAAACTATGTCAGGAAGATTAAAACATATATTACGAGAAGAAAAGGCGTTAGTGTATAGCACTTATATTGATACTCAATTTTATGAAAAATTTGGTAGTTTGACATTTGTTGCACAAACAGAAACAAAAAATGTAATTATTTCAAATACTTCAGGGGTATTACCTATTATTATTCGTATTATAAATGATTTAATCAATACAGGATTAACCGTTCAAGAAATAAATAATGCAAAAGGTAATATACAAGGAGATAAATTATTAGAGTTACAATCTGTATCCAATCAGGCGCAACATAATGTAGAAGAAGTATTATTCAACGAAAATTTGAAAAATGTAATCGAATTTAAAAATATATTTGAAAGCTGTTATAAAAATATAAATAAACCACAGGTTCATAAAATAATTAAACAATATTTTAAAGCAAAAAATATGAGCGTCTGCATAGTAGGAGATACTATTCCTTCAATAGAGAAAGTTAAAAAAATATGTTCTCACATACGAAGTTAATATATTTGGTATATAAAATATATACGAAATATATATAATAAAATGGACAATGAAGATATTTTAGGGTTATTTATCATATTTTTTGTATTAGCAGCTATTGCTTTGATGTATTATCGTAATTTTGAAGAATTTCAGTTAAAATGCATAGTATCTGATGTAAATGGAGATAAATATTGCGTCAGAGAAAGAACAAAAATAAAACCCGCGGCAGATTTATTAGCAAGAGTAACCGACAAATGTAGAGAATTGGTTACCTATATGAATGTTAATTACCCTACAGATGCAAGAACAAAACGTCTGGTGAAGAGTTTCAATCCTAAAAAAGTAATGGAAACTCTTCCTACAAGTCAATTTACAGCATACAGTGAAAATAAAGGAGAGAAAATAGCCTTTTGTTTAAACAAAAAAAAGGGAGAAAATGAGGAGTTAATTGATGAGAGCACTTTAACATTTGTCGCGATTCACGAATTGAGTCACGTTGCAACATTATCAATTGGACATAAAAGTGATTTTTGGGAAAATTTTAAATTTTTATTGGAAAAGGCAAAAGAAGCTGGTCTACATAACCCCGTTGATTATAAATCAAATCCTTCAACATATTGTGGTATGGATATTCAAGACAACCCATATTATGATGCGTAACGAAACATTTGAAATATTGACATAATTAGTTATTTAATTTTATTCTGTAAATAAAATTAAATCAGTTTTTTTGTATCAAATACGAATTAATTTTACTATTTATTTCGCGCGGAATTCTATTCGTTTCAACTATCTCTCTCAGTTCCATTTTTTCTGATTCAATTTCTTTATAAATATCTAATAAAGGAGTTGTTCCGTCTTTTTGCCGAAGTATTTCTTTTGTTGCTTCTTTTGCATTTTCAACATTCTCTTCCGCCATTTCAGCTAATGTATTTAGAGTAAACATTACTTGTTTTTTCGATAAACTATGAATAGACGCACCTTTGATGAAGAATAAAGGTAATAATTCTTCTTTTATTTGTCTATAATTTACTTCTATTACATTTTCATCTATGGCTGTCGGTGTATTCGACAAATAATCTACAAGATGGTTGATGGGCAATTCATTGTGTAATACTGAAGGGCTTGCATTTACATCAATATCCTCTCTATTTAATAAATACAGAATCAAGTTATATGTTCTAACTGTTCCATAGTGATAGGTTTGTTCATAACTATAATCATAATCTGGTAATCTTCCTGTATCTTCATCAAAATCAGGATTTACATAATTTAAGTAATTAATGTCCTCATTGTCAACAAAATGTAGAATTAAAGAATGAAGTAAAGTTCCTCGTTCATTAAAAGGAAGGTTAATAAACTCTGTATTTTTTGTTTCTAAATGTTCAACGACAATAACTTCATCTACAAACTGTTGTCCATAACCCAGTGTAAATATATTTTCATACATATTTTCCCAATCTTCCAATATTGTTTTAAATGCTCCACCGCCTTTATTTGTTACAGTTTTTTGTGTACGCTTTTTCGTTTTGTTGGTATTATTTTTATTTTTATTTTTATTTTTACTTTTACTTTTACTTTTACTCATATAAGTATATATACATTGTTTTTAGCTCATTGATGATTTGAAAAGTTCCATTTCAAATTATCAATGGTAATATGTCAGCAACACAGATGGTCTTCAACTTGCATAAATTTATTTCACAATGTTTTACTAAATAATTTTCATAAATTAAAATTATAAAAACATATACAAAAAGTATCACTTATTGTATATATGGAAACTCAAAAACAATTACAAGAAACACAAACCAATAAAACAGAAATGGATACATCTAAATTAAATCAACCAGTTCCAGAATCTGCATATAAATGTTGCATATTAGACCAAGAGGGTAATATTAAACAAATTATGGTATTTAGTGGACAAGGTAATAGTATTGATTTTAAAGATAACTACTTTAGTGAAGAAGAGCGGTCGTTATACGAAACTTTACAGCCTGACATAATTTCGTCTTCACAATTAATTCATTTAGATGATTCCATTTGTACAATCAAAAAAAAGATTTTAAATGAGTTTACGCATATTGAGGTGAGTTATGATGAACTTTATCTATTTGGTTGTTCTAATAAGTTTATTGACTTGAAAACTTGTTTTGAAAATATCACGAATGACGACAAAGCCCTTGTTACAAAACCCGTGATAGGTCAATTATTAAACAATTTACAAATTACATCCAGGGCCATTTACGAAGAATTAAACCAGCAAGACGATGATACTATCTATACATATAATCAATTGATGAATATTTTAGCACCATATAAAAACAAATTCAATTTTTATTATCCATTAGGACAGGATTTCTCGGTAAATACAGACTATTTATTTTCGGCAAACCCCTTTTCAATATTACCGTCAGGCGAGCCACTGTTCAAATTAAAATCAAATAATTTGTTGTATTCGTTTGAAAATTATTTATTATTAGATTATCTTTCTTTGGACAATAACACTTTTTATATGTGTATGGCGGAACAGGTAATTAATTATGGAAACCAGAACAATATTGATAGTAAATATTTAACTTCCTTGTATTTTCCATTACTTGCGAGTAAAAATATTTATTCAAAAGAAGAGTTGGAGGAAAACAAGCAACAATTATTACAAGAAACAAACGAATTAATGCAACCGTCATTTTTTAAGGTTCAAGAAAATATAAAAACGTTTCATCAAATAGACACTATGGAATTACAACAATTACCGTATGTTGACAATGGTATTATTGATTTTCATATTGTGATACATCCAGTTGTAAAAACCTTTATACCTATAGATATTATTTTTAAACAACTTTCGTCTACCCAAGAAATGCCATTTATAAAATACAATCCGGGAAGTAAAAAAGAGTCAATCGTTCGTTTATTTTGCAATAAGCGAACAAAGAAAGGGCAGAAAATTCCGGTATTAACCAAACAAAATATACAATCGTTATTTAAACATAGTGGTCGAGTAAAGCAACTCTCCATTTATGTAAAAAAAGTAATAAACACACACTTAATAGAATGTTTTATTGATTTTGATTATAACGGAAATATTATTATTCGGTCAATCTCTAACAAACATATTTCGTATGATAATATTCAACCATTTATTTCGAGTATTGTAAATCCACTTATTGATCAAATTAATTTATTTATTCAATCCTCTGGTTATAAAATACATAATTTTCATTCTCTGAATCAGGAACATGTTGAAATTATACATTTAAATTATCAAAGTTCGCTACAATTAAACCCGGGATTTGATTTACATACATATGACCGGTTATTGTATGGCATATTTGATATTGTTAATTATGATGTAAAAAAAGGAGCTGATCTCTTTTTTAAAAGAGTTAAAAACTACAGAAAGATGGATGCTATTGCTTCTATGTTCGCGTATTATACAAAATTATACAGAGATCCTAATATTATTATCAGTTTAGTCGCCTCTAATTTTGATTCTACATTTGAAGAGATGAAAGAAGAATATATTAAATTTCAGAATAATCATCAATTTATAAACGGGAAATATGTAAATAAATCTGCACAATTAATTGACAATCCTGGATTTCCTACCACATTATTGTATCAGCCCTTTGAAAATAAGTTAAATATTAACGTAAAAAATATAGATTCAATACAATACATCCCTATTTTACAAACATATTTAAATACATTTTTGCGGTTTGTTCAATATGACAATGGGTTACCATTTAATGTTAAAGACTATATGAAACAAATAAAATCAATAAAAACTAAGGCAGTAGAAGACTTTGAACCACACGTTGACAATTTTGTTGTTGGGGCTACAGATATTGCTGTTCCTGTTCATTATGATAACCAAGAAAATATGTTTAAAACAGAAGACGATGAAGATAGTGATAGTGACGATGATGCTATATATATGGATAGCGATAGTGAACAAGAAAATAGCGATAGTGAACAAGAAAATAGCGATAGTGAACAAGAAACCAGTAAAGATAAAACACAACAAACCGTGGTGCAACATATAGAAGACATAATTAAAACAACCCATTCGGCTGAAGATAAACAAGAAGAACCCGCCGAGATAAAAGAACAAGAAGAACCCGCCGAGATAAAAGAACAAGAAGAACCCGCCGAGATAAAAGAACAAGAAGAACCCGCTGAGATAAAAGAACAAGAAGAACCCGCTGAGATAAAAGAACAAGAAGAACCCGCTGAGATAAAAGAACAAGAAGAAAATTTAAATAAATTGCAAGATACTATCGGCGTGGGAGTAAGTAAGACCGCTGCGTTTTTTAGAAGTTTAACAAAAAATGTAGAAGAACCAAAAGAGAATATGCAAAACGAAGAGCCAAAAGAGAATATGCAAAAAGGAGGAAGCGTAAGAATGTTTATAAAAAAGATGAAAGAACTACAACCAGTTTTGTTTAAAAAATCGTCTGACAATGAAGATTCCTATGCAAGAAATTGTCAAGCAAATTCAAGAAGACAACCAATCATTCTTACAAATGATGAAAAGATAAAAATAGATGAAGAATATCCTAATTCTTATGATGTTGCACTTCCTTATTCAACTGATGAAAATAAACAATTTTGGTATATTTGTCCTCGTTATTGGTGTCTGCAAAATAATGCACCCATGTCAGAAGAACAAGTAAAGAACGGAGAATGTGGTGGGAAAATTGTTCCACAAAATGCAAAGGAACCTCCGGCAGGACATTATATTGTAGAATTTACTGACAAGAAAGAACATATCGATAAAGATGGAAATTATCGACAACATTATCCTGGATTATTGAAGAATAAGACAAGTTCTGGAAATTGCTTACCGTGTTGCTTTAAGAAGTTGAATACAGAACAACAACAAAAGATGCGTAGGGAATGTAATATAGAGATTGATGATTACAACGGAGATCCAAATATCATTAAAAAGATTGTTGGGACAAAAGATAAATCGATTGATATGGATGATAAACGAATTGCAAAAAATATATTGTTACCTGAACGGTTTCCTATGCCACAGCATAGATGGGGGTTTTTACCTGTATCTGCTGAATTATTTTTACAGGTTGATCAAGAATTAGATATAGATAAAAACAATAAAGCAATGATTAGACAGGACCGAAGACCATTGTTAAGATATGGGTTAGAATTTTCCAGAAATCAATCGTTTATGGCATTCTTAAATGATTTATACTCAACATATGAGAATAATGCGGTTCCTATGAGTAATTTCAGAGATATTCTTGCGAAGAGTATTGATTTAGACTTATTTATACAAAGTAATAATTCCAATCTGGTATCCAGTTTTTTGCCAAAAAAATATGTGTTTGACCCGGCGTCGGTTGATAAAATTAAAAACACAAAGTTTTATCAAAGTTTGGATCTATCAAAAGAGTCTCAAATGCATTTTTTAAAAGATACGGTTGCTTCTTATGACAATTTTCTTGCTTACTTACGAGATGCTGATTCTTTTATTGATCATACTTATTTATGGGATATCGTGACAAGTGGTAAAATAGCATTATTCCCCGAAGCATTCAATTTAATATTATTAGAAATTACAAATCAAGATATTACAAACGACATTGCTTTAATCTGCCCTACTAATTTAAATAAGAGCAAGTTGTTCGATAAAAATCGTAAAAGTGTTTTTTTACTAAAAAACAAAGAATATTATGAACCGATCTATAAATATGGAAATACAACAACAAACAAAACAGCTGGAACAGCAACTGTTGTTAAATTTATGTCGCCCAGCGATGTATCCACTGAAGTTAAGAAGGTATTAAAAACTATCGAGTATACAAGTAATAAATATTGCAAACCAGTGCAAGTAAATACACGAGTGATAGAATATAAAACGAATTTACCAGCAGAAGAAATATTGAAAACATTACAAAGTCATAGTTATACGATATCACACCAAATAATGAATTATAACGCCAAAATAATTGCATTTTCAGTAAAGATTAGAAATACCGATAGTACTGCTTTTTATTTACCTACATATCCTTCGGGTAAAATAGATAACATTGATGTAAAATACATAGATGATATAGAATGGCAACCATATGAAGCGACAAAACAATTTTTAAAAGATTTTTATGAAAAGACTGAACAAAAGGTTCCGTGTAAGCCGTTAGTAAAAGTAGTAGAAGACGGAATTATTGTAGGAATACTGACTTTATCGAACCAATTTATATCGGTGAACGATTATTTACCTGAAACGGAGGACGATCTTGAAAATATAACTACAAGTAATTACAAAGATGATTATGTAAAAGCAGATACCGCCCTCACCTTAAATAAAAATAAAGATACTCAACGAATAAATATTGTTCGAAATATTTACTTAGAAACCCAATTCTATAATTCTTTTCGTAATAAAGTAAGAATTTTGATCAATGATTATTTTCATCATGAAACCAAAAAAGAAATGGAAGGAATTATCGCCAATAATTCATATTTATATGCTGTAAAGTTAAAAAAAATAATTAAATTATTACAATATATTTCCAAAGAACACGTGTTATTTCAAGATTTTGATGATTCTGTGTTTGATTCCATTGACGAAAAAATAGCCTTTATCAATGTAGATAAAGACAACCAATTTTGTCTTGAAGATGAAAATAAATTATGTTTACCCAAAAAGCATTTAATAAGTGAATTAAATAATGAAAAATATTATTACCAAAAACTTGCAGATGAATTGCTTCGTTACAAACGAGTCCGGTTATTTATGTTAAACCCTACTCAATATTTAACAATTCGTCATTTCGATTATAAAATAAGTTCGTTTGAAATTTTACTTTTACAAAGCACACTATTTGATAAATATTTATCTGAGTTAGAACCATTTGAGACCAGTTCGTATGTGCATAATGTAGGGTTTGATATGTCTAATCCAGAAAAACATCCTACCTATTCAAATAAGATTGATTTAACAAGTCAACAGCAACTGGATAACACAACACATAATATTAATTTTATCGAAAAATCTTGTGTTATTGAAACTAAAAATATAAGAGAGGCCCCCTTTCAAAAATGGGAAAAGTTTGTTTCAGAAGAATCCGAATATTTATCTTTTGAAAACACGCCACTATGTAGTTTCTTTATTGTATTGTATATGATTCAAGAAAAAACCAAAATAAAAATGGATATTGCGGATGTAAAAAACAAATTGATTGAGCAATACAATGCATTGAAATCAACACATTACACGAAAATATTAAATATATTATCAAAACAAGGAAACGAACGGCTGGCTGTAAAATTGCAAAAAAGCGAAATTGATTTTGAATCGATGATTCTGGACGAAGAATATACACTCAGTCTTTTTGATTTATTTCTGTTATGCAATGTATTTGAATTACCTGTTATTTTATTCTCCGACAATAAATTTAAAAATATGGGAGGGAATATCGACTGGATGGTTCTTTCCGGAAATATAGAAACTGATAATTTCTATTTTGTATATAGTTCTTCTTCTGTGGGGAAAACGGAATCTTATTTAATTCAACCTGCCATTCCATATAACCAAATAAAATCATTGGCTACATATTCTAAAAAAACTGATTATAAAGAACATTTTGTTGACATCGATTCCATATTAGTATAAATATATTTGCATTCGTATTACTTTACTATCTGTAATACGAATATTTTACCTTCACTTTTCCACAAGGGTATAATCTATTAGTATGAATAAGAAAAAATTGTTATATTATTTACACATTTGAACATTTAAAACGGCGTTTTACACCTTTAAAACCCCATATCATACTCGTCGTCTACACAATCAGTGACATTATCATTTCGTAGAGTTGATATGTTATTTTTAATTTCCACATTTGTTTTAGAATACATCGACCCGGTATCTTGAATATCGCCAAATACCTTTTCAATCTCTTTTTCTTCTTCTGTCTTCTCATAGTCTTCGCTTTCCAGTGATTTCATTTTTTCTAAATCCAACACCACTCCACACGCGCCTGTTCCAAAGTTACCGAGCTGCCCTGTCATAATATTTGCAGATACGCCTCTCATATGATCAAAATCAGCGTGTCTGGCGGCGGTCAACAATACTTCTGTATGCACCTCGAATGTGGACTTTGCGATAGGTCCAATATTATCATTCAAAATACCTGAGCGGAAAATAGCAACCATTCCTTCATTCGATGTCATACGATCACATAACAAACTCAAATGATGATAATTAATACTCACACCACTTGTCTTCATTACATCCATAATTTCGTTATGAATAATCTGCCTTGCGGCCTCAATACCAAGAACATTGTACGCTTCTTTAATATCATTACTGATTGTTCGCGTAGGATCAATAAAATCTTCTGCCAAAATATCTAACAAATTACTTCCAGTAGTTTGCAATGTCCAAATATCCTGCTGTTTGTAATATCCATCTTCTTTTACTACATTATTTTGCATCTTTACAGGCAACACATTTGTAATCCTCTCAATACCTCTCAATACGATCTTATTCAATAATTCTTCTTGAAAATCTCTTAACATATAAATATGATCTGATTGGTCAAGAGGATCGGGGACAGCATTCTCTTTCTTTGCTTTCATTCCCGCGGTCTTCTTAGTTGTAAATATAGAATTGTTTGGTCGCAAACGGAACACCAAATTTTTAGAATTCATATCACTATATACACAATTTAAATCTTTGGCACTAACACTATTTGTAATGGCGTAATGAACATCGTCCATTGTAATATTTTTCTCCAACAGGGTTTCTGTATCAAATTCCATGCGAATGATCCATTTAGATTTCAATACCGCGTCGTTTGCGTCATCTGTTTCATTGCACCCATTAAACATATTTTCAAATTCATAATATTGTTTCATTAATAGTTCATCCTGCACAATTCGGGTGTTATTATCATCCGGGTCGAAACAAATTTCTACGCTCTTAATCAAATCTACCATTTTGGTATGAGCAATCATGTTTGCGTATTGCACCACTTTTTGACGATTTGTTTCATCCATTTTTTTCAAAAATATGTTCAAAGAAGGTGTCTTGGGGTTCTTTGTCAATCTAAGAATCTCTTCAATACGAGGAACACCGCGGGTTACTGTTGCACCAGCAGATACACCCGACAAATGAAAAGTATTCAATGTCAACTGTGTAGTTGGTTCTCCAATAGATTGGCCCGCGACAACACCAACCATTTCTCCAGGATGCACAATAGCTTGTTTGTATTTTAAGATGACTGTTTCCAACAACATTACAAGTCCCTTTTTATGAAATCTTTTATTGATCAACAAGTCTTTGGGGTTCAAGATATAATGATACAACACATCAAATAACTTATTTTCTTTCATATAATGCATGGTATCAATCTTCTTTTTATAAATATCAATTAGTTCAAATGCTTCCATTGGAGTAATATCCACAAGGGAGTTTGCGTGTAAACCCAACTGATTTTGGATATTTAATATAATGCTTTGAAACCCAACTGGAATTTGGATACTATCTTCATTTTTATTCAAAAATACCTTCTTAATAATATTGTCTTGTGCATCAATCATTTTATCAATCATTTCTTTACACTTCAACTTTGCTTTATCTTTTTGTCCCCGCAGTCTTCTCTTTGCTGCAGGACTATAAATATTAGATAATATCTCTTTTTCTTCATTCACACCAGGAATGTCATAATGTAGATAAATATCTTCCATCTTTTGTCCGACTAATTTAATTCCTTGATTTTCCACACGCGTAGAATCAAATCCATCCTCGCCATATGCAAATTGAATAATCTTACCTTTGTTATTTCTCACAGTCATATCATATTCTACTTTCAAGTCTTCCAGTCCCTTGATCAATCGTCGCTGAATATAACCTGTCTGTGATGTCTTAACTGCAGTATCAATAAGACCAACGCGCCCTCCCATCGCGTGGAAAAACAACTCAGGAGCCGTTAATCCAGTAATATAAGAATTTTCTACAAATCCTCTTGCTTCAGGAGAATCATCGTATTTGCTGTAATGAGGAAGCGTTCTACTTTCAAATCCATATGGAATTCTCTTACCTTCTACATTTTGCTGTCCAACACAAGAAATCATTTGTGAAATATTAATCAACGACCCTTTGGATCCTGAATTGACAATCATCAAAAAGCGATTGTTTTTACTCAACGACTTTTGACCGATATTACCCGCCTGCTTTCGTGCCTCGTTCAACACATTATTCACATTACTCTCAAACTCTTCCATATTTGTATACGAAGTATTATTTTCAAACAACCCCATATGCACTTTGTCAATAATAGATTGCACTTCTTGTTTCTGTGCGGTAATCGCCTGAATAATACTGTCGGTTGTAAATTTATCGGCTATCAAATCACTAATACCCACACTGAATGCACTCGATTTCATATATTCGGTAATAACATTTTGTAAATCATCAATAAAATCACTCGCTGGGCGATTTCCAAAATCGTTAAAAATTCGATGAGTTATTCCATTGTTTCCAAAACACTTCTTATCCAATTGTCCTCTCACAAATTCTCCATTTCTTATTTCCAAAATATTATTACTTGTTTCCGGATCTTCCTTATCATCAAATTGTCCGGTTTTTCTCTTCATTGTCATACGAGGCATGATTTGACTCAGAACATCAAATGAAGTCAACTCTTTTTTGTTCAGTTTATCTACATCTACATTTGGATACATCATCAATAAGTTCATCGCTTGTTTTGGTGTTAATTTTACATTTGGTCTTGTGAAACGATAAGAACCCAATAATGAATCTTGGAATATTCCTATAATCGGAGAAGAACTTGCCGGACTAATGATTTGATATGGAATTGCAGCCAAATTCTTTAATTCTGTTTCCGCCAACACATTCTGAGGCATATGCATATTCATTTCATCGCCATCGAAATCAGCATTATATGGTTTTGTATCACCAACATTCATACGAAAAGTATCCCCGGTTCTCATTATCTTTACAATATGACACATCATACTCATTCTATGCAGACTGGGTTGTCTATTAAACAATACCGCATCTCCGTCCATCATATGTCGATGAACAGTATCACCGTTTTCTAACCGAATTGAATCTCTATCTACATATCGTAATGAAATATTATCACCATTCTTTTTTTCCAAAATCTTTGCACCTGGGTGCACATCGGCTCCCGTTTGAACCAATTTCAAGAGGAATTTTTTGTTTCGATCATTTACCACCACTGGTTTGGTAATATTCATCGCAATTTTGATCGGGACACCCAACTCTCTGATTGACAAGTTAGGGTCGCCTGTAATTACAGAACGCGCACTGAAATCTACTCTCTTTCCCATCAAGTTGCCTCTAATCCTTCCAAACTTACTATTTAACCTTCCCATAATACAATTTAATGGTCGTCCAGACCGTTGTCTTAGACTATCAGCACCTTTTACTTTATTATTTACAATCATAGCTACAAAATATTGCAACACGGTAGACAACCCTTCGATCACATTTGAATTTGCTTTGTTAGATATCTTTTCCGCCAAATCCTTATTTGTCTTAATAATATTACTATAAATATGTGTTAAATCATCTTCGCTTCTTTGCTGAGCATCGTGTTTTACAGAAGGCCTTACTGCCGGAGGAGGAACAGGCAATACTTGACAAATCATCCATTCAGGACGAGACCATAGAGGACTCAATCCCATAAAGTGTACATCTTCATCGGATATTCTTTTAAACATTTTAATAATGTGTTCTGGAGTCAATCGAATGGACACATCAATCTTTCCTTTTCCTGATTCTGTTCCGATTTTTTCCCAAATGGCAGATATTTTTGATAAATCCTCTAATTTAATACTTTTCGGTTGCTTACAACCGCACCCATCTTCGGTATGTTCTCCACAGCGCCCTACTTTAATATTTGTTACATATTGCCATCTATCTTCAGCAGATTTGGATAATATATGTTTATGATTTTTCTTATTAATTAAAAGACGACTGCATTTAAAGCATATTATTTTACATATTTTCATAATCTCTTTTAAATGTTGAATAAAGAATACTGGTTTTGCTAATTCGATATGTCCGAAATACCCGGGTGTATCAATATAGGTCAATCCGTCTGTTGGACAGATAATACCCGGTTCCAATACTCCCATACGCGGATCAAATAGCCCCCCCATTACCGGCTTATTATTATTAAATGTAACCGGGGATGTTATCTCCACCACAGAATTCTTTCGAATTTCGTCGGGAGATAACATACTAAATTGGATACCAATGATCTTTGCCGGCTTTTTATATTCATTTTGTTGGTTTTTCTGCAAATTCATTATGCTTACTATTATATAATATTTATATATTTTTAAATGTATATCAATTTTTTCATTCAATCAAGATATGAGATTGTTAAAAAATTGATATTAACTCAAACGTCTTTTTAATATCATTATTATGCCAAGATTTGAAAAGATGACAACTGATCGCAAAACGAGACACGCTAAAGAAGCTGGGAAAAATAAAAAAATTAAGAAGCAACAACCTCCTTCAGACTCTGATGAAGGTAGCGACTACGAGTCTGATACTTCTGATTCCAGTTACAAGCCTCCTACTAAAAATAAAAAAAACTTAAAAAATAAATATAAGAAAGAGAAATTTTTAAATACTATTTTCCCATCCAAGTATATGAATGACAAATCTAAAAACACGAAGAAGTCATTGAAGGAGTCCAAGAAAAAGAGAAGGGTTCAAGAAGAGTCTGAGGATGAAGATGAGGACGAAGACGAAGACGAGGACGAGGACGACGAAGATGAGGACGAAGACGAGGACGAGGACGACGAAGATGATGACGACGAAGAGGACGACGACGAAGAGGACGAAGATGATGACGACGAAGAGGACGACGAAGAGGATGACGAAGAGGAAGAGGAAGAGAATATTTTTAACATTATTTTTGATATTGGAGGCGAGAAAGACGGAGACGATTATTTCGAAGAAGATGCGGACGATGAACCTTGTGATAGTGAAGATGAGGAAACTTTTATGAAAGAAAACTATGAAAAAGTTCAAGACGAAAGTAAAAAGAAGAAGAAGTCTCTAAATAAGAAAGAAAAACAACGTCTAAAAGAAGAAAAGGAGGACCAAGATAGAAAGAATGTAGAAAGTAAATATATTGAACTTGTAGATGCAAAAAAGAGCACAATGAATCAGGCTCAAAATACAAAAAATACATATTTGTCCAATAGATATAAGAAAGATTTGGTTCAAATTGATAAAGAAATTAAGAAACTAATTAAGAAATCACGAACCCGCAACGCGAAACAGTATCATACAATGATTAATAGTAGTAAAAAAAGAACGAATGAGGTAGATTATTTTAAGAAAAATTTGTCAAACAAACAACAACTGCAAGTTATGGATGATTTGACAAAAATCAATCAGCACATTAATGTTGATAAACCATACCGTCTTGCCCTATTAGATTCGGATATGCCGTCAAGTTTTAAAGCGATTGCAATGCAGAGACTAAATGTTCTCCGTTCTATGGATCAAACCGATCCCGAATATTATAAGATTAAGAATTGGGTAGATACTTTTATGAAAATCCCGTTTGGAATTTATAAGTCATTATCTATTTCAATGAATGATGGTTTGGATGTGAGTCACGATTTTATTACTAATGCAAAGAAGACATTGGATGAATGTGTGTATGGATTAGAAGACGCAAAGATGCAAATTATGCAACTTGCTGGACAATGGATTACGAATCCCGGAGCTCTTGGAACAGCAATTGCAATCAAAGGCCCTATGGGGACCGGTAAAACAACATTAGTAAAAGAGGGAATTTCAAAAATACTTGGCAGAGAATTCTCATTTATTGCGCTGGGAGGAACAGGAGATGCGAGCTTTTTGGAGGGACACTCGTATACTTACGAGGGTAGCACATGGGGAAAGATTGTGCAAATCTTAATTGATAGTAAATGTATGAACCCGATTATCTTCTTTGATGAGCTCGACAAGCTAAGCGAAACATCAAAGGGTGATGAAATTAATGGCATTTTGACTCATCTTACCGACACTACACAAAACAATGAATTTCACGACAAATACTTCTCCGAGGTTAATTTTGACCTTAGCAAGTGTTTGTTTATTTTCAGTTATAATGATGAGTCGAAGGTAAACCCGATTTTGAGAGATAGAATGTATCGTATTCAAACAAAGGGTTATGAAACAAAAGATAAGCTAATTATTGCGAAAAAACATCTTCTTCCAAAGATTAGAGAACAGGTTAACTTCTCTGAAGAGGATATTATTATTCCAGACGAAACCATTTGTTACATTGCATCAAGTCCTGAGTTGACTTATAAAGAAAGTGGTGTTAGAAACTTGAAGAGATGTTTGGAAATTATTTATACCAAACTCAATCTGTTCAGATTGGTGAAGTCGGACAGCGATATGTTTTCCAAGGAACTTAAGATGGATGTAACCTTTCCCTTCAAGGTCGAGATTGAACATGTCAACAAGCTGATTAACACAAATACAGAAGAAAAAATTTCTATGTCAATGTTGTATATCTAAAATTGGACAAAATCCTGTAACAATTACAATAGAAAATATATACATATTTTTTATTGTGTATACCTTTGAACATCTCGTGTTCAGTCATCGTGAAAATATCCATACCAATAAGTGAAAAATTGATAATAACATATATATAAATGATATGTAATACGATATATCTATTATATAACAAAACAAGGACCAATGGAATTGACAACTATAGCTAATTATCACAAGTTTAACGATTTTGTGGCAATCAAATTGCCTGTTGAAATTGTAAGAAATATACTCTCATATGATATCACAGATAAGTACAATACATATTATAATAAATACGATTGGGATGGAGTGGAGTATATGTTATATGAATTAATGGAGAACTCAATCGACTTTTGTGAACATATATTCAAATTATTTCGAAGTATTGGGGATAGACTATATATATTTTACCCAAATGCGAACAACGACCCAGAACTTGTAATAAAATATTTTCGAATATGCTATCTTAAAAAAAGAGGAATATGTTTATCTCGACATAGATGGTTTGTTAACGAGTCGCATAGAGGATGCCCATCCTATTTAGATGATGAAATGACAAATTATGATGATATGATTCGCATGGTAATAACCATTTTACAAAAATTTGATAACTGGTATTGGGAAGAATATCACAACGAATACGAGGATGTATTCAATTGTATTATTAGTATATATGAAACACTGGAAAAATATATAGATATGTCGCCTCAAGCGATGTATGACGATCCTACTATTGAAAAGGCGACTGCTTACTATGATAAAGATGATCCCGTTTGTAGATACGATGAAAATGAATACTATAGTAGCGACGATAACGATGATAATTAAAAATGTATATCAGCATCGACTGTTTCATTATTATACTATTTTTTATTGTTGACTATTGTCGGGCTTTCACCAGTTCCAATACCAAAGAAGAAGTGGTGAAAGTTACAACTTTGTATGTGAAATTCCTACTATTGATTTTTATTTTGGGGGTTTGTCCCATTTTAAATCTTCAAGGGTGTAAAACAATTTAAACATTTTTCGGCTGCAAGTATATGTTATTAGATAATGATGATTTTACTATTCTACAACACAACTGTCATAGTAATGAATGGCATTTTTTTCAACCAAATATAAAAAATAATTATGCTATTCATACGTTTGATGATGGAAACGAACCGTATTCTACATACAAAAATGAATGGTATGTGGTTGGAAAATGGAAAGAAAAAGTATGTTTATTAAATAAATACGATAAAATTTTTTTGCACAGTATTTCCAAATGGAAAACCACGAAAATTGATCATTCATACACGATCGACGCTATGATTCGGTGTAAAGATATTTTTTCTACATTACAAGACGAATGTAAAAATACTGAATTTCAACAAATAGAAGCAGATATCAAAAGATATATTGTTAAACATTGCAACCATCAAATCATAGAGGATTATATTGACATTGATCCAGACAGAGGGGAATACATTCGTTATTGCGAACATTGTCACACCAGTTTCAAATAGTTTAAATTATATGTGTAATGGTATAAATATGTTAAGTATAACTACTATACTAAGGCGAATGGTTAATGAACTTTATTATTTATTATTTTTTACATTATTTATTATACAGGAATTCTATATTCGATACAATAGAGTCAAAATACTCAAAAAATACTACCAGTTTGAGTATACTATAGATAATGTATCCAAAAATATGAAAATATATCATAATGAAGAACAATACAATAATGAAAACAAAATTATTTTTTTATCTGGTGGTTTTCAATTCGAATACAGTATTTACATAGAAAACCGCTTAATGGAGTTACAAAAATGCGAACCATCCTTTTTCAACAAATATCATATTATTGTCGTTGAAAAGTTAGATCATTCCATCATAGATATGTATGAAGATATTGACTTGTTCGTTCGTAGTTTATATGATGATAATATTCCTTTTCAAGAATTGACTATAGTCGACTTTTCTTCTGGCGGGGTAGTAGGAAATCACATTCTTTATAACTTAAAAGATATAGATATAACAAAAAAACTACTCATTGTATGATACTTGACAATGTATTGAGTTTTGTGAAATGATTGTTTTTGGACAAAACAAAAGAATCTCAACACTATATAATTATAATCATTATATAGTATTTGTATTTTATGCAGTTTGGTTACCACCACGAGTTGATAATAACATTTTATGTTCTTCGCTCAAACATAATCCACCGGTAGAATTGGACATTCCGGAACTTTTTCCGAAACAGTCCAAATCCCCTTTTGTTTCTCCAAAGGCATCTAATTTTTCAGGGGCACCGGAAGGGTCGCAATACACACCATTAAATCCAAACACCTTTTTGCACGATTTATCAGTATCATTAATTAAGTAAGAAGAATACGATGAATCTACATTTGAGCCGTCGGCAGAATTGCTATAGGAAGTGTCAGGTTTGGTTGTTGTAAATCCTTCAAATTTGGATTCTTTTGCGAATATTGTGTCAGCGCGATAGGGCGTGAAGCTCATACAGGATACACACATAGTTGTCATTAATATGACAACTAACAATACTAATAAGAAAAATGTAGACGATAACATTCTATTATACATATTTTATAGATAAAAATTAAAAATTTTTTTTACTAAATAATAATTAAGCGGAAATAAACATAAAGTTTATCTGTTATATACAATTATTAATCGGAATGTCTACGTTAGATTTAAATGATAAAATGAATCTAAAAAATCTTGTCTCTAAAATGGGCGCAGAAGACAATACAGATAACATTCGTAAATGGAGACACAGCACAAAAATACGAGATGATATTCGAATATTGGATACATTAACACAAGAAAAATTCGATTTGCGAATTACTGACCCCGAGATTTATGCCAAGACGTGTATTGACGCCGCTCCTTTTTTGTATGAACATTATCAAGATTTGTTTAAACGAATGATTAAGCGAGAACTCGATCTCACTATTATGACTAAACTTTTAGTTATTTTAAGATTAATTGAAGATGAAAAAGTAGATCAACACGAAGGTGCTGCTATGTTTGGAAAAATTCTAAAAGAGTTATATATTGATAGTGCTGTAAAACAGGGAGATAATTTGGACAAAGAACGCGTAAATGAGGATCAGGTTGAAAAAAATGTAGGAAAGACCATTTCTTACAAAGAATATAAAAAGCTTCAGAATAAAAACTAAAAATAATATAAACATTCCCTTATGTATATTTATATTATGGACTCTTTCGACGATTCATCAGCATTCAGAACATTACAATCAAAAAATCTTCCGTCATTTGCTATATTGAAACTGTATACATCCAATCCTGAACTTAGGGAGGTATATGCATCTGCTATTCAAAAACACAATGAACACATCACTACGCACACATATCCCGATTCTGGATTTGACCTATATGTGCCTGATTTTATGAACATTAGTAAGATCAATTCCGCTGTTTATATTGATTTTGAAGTAAAATCTCAAATGGTTGTGTATAATTCATATAATAAATCTGTATCTAATACTGCATTTTATATGTATCCTCGATCCAGTTTTTCAAAAACACCACTGATTCTTGGAAATCACGTTGGTGTGATTGACTCGGGTTATAGAGGCAATCTGATCGGCGCGTTTAAATATATTCCTAATATGCAATACAAAGACAAATATGTTGTTGAGAAGGGACAACGGTTATTGCAAATTTGTCATCCGTCGTTGTGTCCGATTTATGTTACAATGTTGGAAGACGATAACTTTGAAAATACAGAAAGAGGCAGCGGGGGGTTTGGTTCTACTGGCATTTAAAATTTTGTGTTCTAAATTATATCATTATTATATAATGGATGCAGAAGAATATGCGCTTGTTTATAAATCAACTTATTATGATAAAAAATCAAAATATTCGTTTCCCAAGGTATTAGTGTTTGATTTGGATGAAACATTAGGCGATTTTAGTGATTTGGAACTAATTTGGAATTCTTTACAATTGTATAATCATAACATAGATCAATTTGAACTGTTTAAAGAACTGTTGGATTTATATCCAGAATTTCTTCGATATGGTATTATTTCTATATTAGAATATTTGTATTTAAAAAAGAAACAAAAACAGTGCAATGCTGTGTATATTTATACAAATAACCAGTCTCCTCCCAAATGGATTTCTATGATTATTGACTATTTCAATTATAAATTGAATATTAAAAAAAATGATTTGTTTAATAAAACAATACACGCCTTTAAAATCAATAATAAACGGCTGGAACTGGGTAGAACAACGCACAAAAAAACTTGGGCAGATTTTATTAAGTGCACACTGTTACCCAAAAATACAGAAATTTGTTTTTTAGATAATACGAATTTTGATTCTATGAAAGTTGATAAAGTTTATTATATACAACCAATGTCTTATTATCATCATCTTTCTAATGGACAACTTATAAATCGGTTATTACATTCCAATATTACTATTATTAAACAATTTTCGAAAAATGAACTTTCCAGGTTCAAAGAATTCCTTTTAAATAAATTAAACAACCAACAAATTTTAAATGATAAAGAAAACAACACCTTATTAAAAACAAATATTCTTGTTTCACAGAAAATTATGTATCATATTAAAGATTTCTTCTTTTATTCTTCCAAAAAGGACAAAACAAAAAAAAATAAAAAACTTATGAATCGTTTAACCAGAAAGAAATAATTAGCTTTGAACATATTCATTTGCCATTAAAAGTATTTGTTCTTCTGGGGTTAGTTTCTGAAATATTTCATTTGTATCTAATCTTACTTGATTAAAACGACGGGCGTTGTTTAAACATACTATTTGAGAACTACCGTTTGTATAAAATTTGGTTCCTGTTACGATACCGCCATTTGTTAATTTGGTCGATCCCTCCTTTATCCATCTTATATATTTTCCATTTTCTATTTCTTGTATTTCGCTTACACATTTATATCCTATCAACTTTTCGCATATTGACTTTTTTTCTTCATTTGTCAACTCCAATTCATTAACTACACCAAAAATGTCTTCATTTAAAGACTGCATTGTTTTATTTTGTAAATTTTGATATTTATCTTCCTCTATAGCATCCAATAATCCCTGGATATCTAATTCCGATACCAAGGAAGGATCGTTCAATGCTTGTTCATAAATTTCCTGAATTTCCATTTCATCAAATGTCGACATATTATACTTTTATAAACCTATTATAAACCTACACTATATATTATTATGGATATAGCAGGAATAACTCTTTTTAAGAAGTATTTTGTTGTTGATTTTATTAAAAAAGGAGGATTTGGATCAATTTTTTCAGGAAAAAATATTAAAAATGATCAGTCTGTTGCTATTAAAAGAGAACCCGCTTCTGAAAGGTTCTCTATTCTAAAACACGAAGTCACCATTCTCAAGTATTTATATGATCACAAAATCAGAAATATACCTATTGTCCATTGGTTTGGTAAACACGAGAACTTTCTATATTTTATTATGCCAAAATATGACTGTTCGTTATATGAATATATCGAATGCAAACAAATATCTAAAGCTAAAATTAAATCAATTATTATTCAATGTATTTCTTTACTGCAATCTATACACCAACTTTTTTTAGTCCACAGAGATATTAAACCACAAAATATTATGGTGCACAACGGAGAACTTTTTCTCATCGATTTTGGATTTTCTATTTTTTATATTGATGAAAATAAACACCATTACATCGATGAACAAGAAGAACATAGTATTACTGGGTCTCCACGATTTGCCAGTTATTTTATATACGAGGGGTTTAAACCATCACGCCGTGACGATCTAATATCTATTGCCTATATTTATTTATATTTGGTTTATAAAGAGCTGCCGTGGGACAATATTCAATTATTTCAGAAACAAGAACCTACTATTCATATTTATAGCGACTATCATCAACAAATTAAAGAGTTAAAATCATTAGAACATATTTTGCCGCGTTATCAAGTTATCCATCCATATATGGACAACTTTATTACACATTTATATGAACTTTCTTATTTTCAAGAACCAAGTTATGGATTTTTAATAGATCTCGTTAAAAAAATCAACATTTGAATTCTTTTGTATGTATACTATATAATGTCTGATAGAATGGAAGGTGGACAATTGATTGGCAGTCGCCGCCAAGTATTTAACGGAACTGCCAAGAAAACAGGATACGGAAAAGCCGGTTTAACCAAAAAAGAGTTAAAAATGAACAAACACGGCCGCATTGTTTCTATTAAACGAAGCAAGGCTTCCAGAAAAAACAAGAATTTAGGAAAATTTATGCAAAAGAAAGGTTCCAAGACATTTGGACCTGCTTTATCTAAAAAGTCGAAACGCAACAGCAAAAAATCCAAAGGCGGAGATGGAGATATACTATAATCTAAAAACTAATATACGAAAACAATATAAATAATTGCATCTATATATGTTATACTTGTATAGATGTCCGGACAAGAAACAGTTGAAACTCAAAGTGATCGTTTGACCGGCCAGGTTAAGTGGTTTAACAACAAGGCAGGCTATGGTTTTATTACAGTTAGTTCTGGAGAGCATAAAAATAAAGATGTTTTTACGCATTACTCCGGCATTCGTGTTACCAACTCTCAATATAAATATTTGATGCAGGGCGAGTATGTCGAGTTCAACCTTATCAAGTCGACAAATGACAAGCACGAGTTCCAGTCTGTAGATATTACTGGTATTTGTAGCGGTCCGCTTATGTGTGAGACTCGTAAATCAATGCCCCCTCCTGGAGGCCGTTCTCAGAGCAGAGGAAACGACCGCGCTGAAGACGAGTAATGTAGATATTTGAATAAGATAAACAGATTATTAACTATAAAAACAATCATTAACTATAAAAACAATCATTAACTATAAAAACAAATTATGTAGTATCCGGGTTTAGCTCAGTGGCAGAGCATTTGACTGTAGTGGTTTACATATATCAAATGGTCGCCTGTTCGAATCAGGCAATCCGGAATTTATGCCCAGATTTTTCTTGGCATAAATTACAATGACAACAACAAGTAAAGTATAAGTCTGACAAAAAGTATACCGTCGTTGTTTTGATATTTTTCGATCATCGCAAGAAAATACCGACTTATTATATTTTACAACTCTTTTTGTTTTTAACCCGACCAGGCAATACAAAATTTATATTATATTATTTATTTGGTATAGAGATTTTTCATTATGAATAGTATCACTACTTATAATGTCACAGAAATTAAAAATTATTAATAAAATATTCCATTTCTTAAGTTCTTATAAAAAAAAACAGATCCTTATGTTGTGGGACAATTATAGTCTTTCTAATGATAGTCTACAAAACACATTACATAATATATACTTACAGATTAATAAGAAAATTGACCCCGATGAACATCGCCAGGATTACATCATTGAAAAATTACATCGCGTTATTTCAACTTATGTAAAACCAATAAATAACTCTTTTAAAATAGTCGATATTGGCGGGGGTAACGGTAATATATTGAGTGGTTTGCAACATTATTTACACTCTTCTGTTACAAAAGACAATTTTATTTGTATAGAACAACCGGACGAATGGGTAGAAACATATCGATTTAATAAACACAATGTTTCCTATTTATTTTGGGATAATAAAACTATGCACATTGAGTCAACCTCGGTGAATCTCATATTGATTATGGTTTCATTACACCATATTAAAGACGAAGTTATACACAATATATTATCCGAGTGTTATCGTATTTTAAAACCAGGTGGATTTATCTTTCTGAAAGAGCATAATTTAACATCTACCAATAAGGAACTCATTGAATGGGAACATCATTTATATCATATTGTCGATTTACATAAGCAAGGTCTTCCTTTTGAATTTACAAACTATTGTGATAAAAATGTGTTCAACTTTAAATCACAAGAACAATGGATTTCATTGTTTACATCTTACCAGTTAACACAAATACACAGGTTTAACCGCATTCTTGAAACTACTACCGAAAGCTATTCTAAAAATCCTACGGAATTATATTGGGATATTTTTCAAAAATAGAACGATCACTCTTCTTTTTCATCTCTAATAATTATTTCACCCTTTTTTTTATCTATCACTACTTCTTTCAACACATTTTTTATAATTTTATCCTGTTGTTTATTGGATTCTTCTAATGAAGAACTTCCCAACGAATTCAAAGAAATATTTATATATTCTGCATTCTCTTTCGTATTCATTATTTCATAGCGAGGATTCTCTTCTTGCCACGTTGTAATTGAACGCAAGTTTTTATCTTCCAACGCTTTTATTGTTGTTTTTAACTTTGTTCTATCTTTATCTTCTATTTGCCAAGTATCTTGATCCTTCACATATACCGTTTCTCTTTTCGCATCAGTGCAATGAATTGGACGCTCTGTCACATCCATATTATTTAAAGCATTTACTAATATTCCACTCAACCCTTCCACATAACCCACCTTTCCTGTCTTTTCTAAATCCGGTATAGATATATGCAGCGAATTAACAAAATCTATTAAATTAACTGCATTCTTACAATGCTCGTTCAGAAATATATTTAAATTGAAGTGATTTGTTTGGTTCGTGATATTTGTTATTTGTTTGGTTTCTTTTGACATACTAATTATCTGTTTTTGCAATTCCCCATTTTGTTTAATTAATTTCAACACCATCTCCTTTCCCGTCATTTCTTCTGGAATGTCATTTTCCGAGGTGTCGATCTCATTATTATATTCTATATCACATTTCTTTTTATGCCTCCATAAACCAGTCCTTTCTTTGTAAAATTTTCCACAATCACACACATAGCATTCTTCCTCTATTAAGGCGGTTGAACTTCTCGCATATTTTACAGTTTTTTCGTGCTTTTTTGTTCCATTGTGTCGTTTAAAATCATAATTATTGTTTGTATAAAACCTACAAGGCTCACACTTAAATTTATATTTTATCTGCGTTTTCTGTGTTGCCATTTGTAATTAATATAGCAACACATTTTACGCCTAAATACTTTTTTAATTTATTGAACTTTTAACTATATTAAATATATTTAGCTATATTATACATATGGAAGGTGGATTCACTATGCTTTTTCACGCGCTTATCATTGCTGTTATTGCATATATTACAATGTTTTTCCTTTTGAAACAATCTCGCCGGGTTGCTGAAGACAGAAGTGTATTACTTGGTGCAGTTCTTTTAGTATATATGGTTCTATTTGGACACGGACTTCCTACCAGTCTAAATAAAAATATCGCATAAAAATAATATTGTTTACATCAACAACATTATTGTAACTGAGGAATCAAGGCATTACAAAAGAACCAACAATGTAAATTCACATTTATTTCATTTATAGAGTGAATACATTTGCATAATAAGCCCAAAAGAATATTCCTACGAAACATTTTGAAAATAAGTCCAATACATTATACCCTACATTTTTGGCTATTTCATCCATCATGTATATCACACCATATAATGCCCATAATATCACAAATGCCCAGAATAAAATACTATTGTCGAAATTGAATTTATTATGTAAATACTTGTAATAAATAAAACCAAACCCGCCTATATTTGAATTTGTCTTTGACAATATTCCAAGTTCTCCTATGTAACCCATTCCTAACATACCATAGTTCAATAACAGAATAATCAAATAAGAAGAAAATTTCATAGCTCCAGATTTATTATTATACAATAACGCCAGAACCAACACCAACAACATAATAGGTGTAGTAATCGCCCAATCTGTATAACGGGTCTCGTTTATTTTTTCATAATTAATTTCCTTATCTGTTTCGATAGAATGAACGAATTTACCATAGAAAAATGTAGCTACTACGGAAATGCACGTTTCCAGATTTAAAATATTTCGGATTTTTTCATCTTTAGTTCGAAGTGCTTCAATGAATGTAATAGTGGCGGTTGTCATTAAAAAAGCATAGGTTCCATTTTTTTGTCTTTTTCGTTCTTTTCTGTTTGTTCACGAGGTTGCTCTAAACTTTGCATATTATATATTTATTCATTACACATTTGAAACAAAAATTATCTTCAAAGTATATAGGATGTCCCAAAATAATAAAAGACAATCCACGGGAGATTCGTTGAAGAAAAATGAATATGTGTTAGTTGATATTCCACAAAAACCAAGAAATAGACTGAATCAATATCAACATTATTATGCAGCCCGTGATGCGAATCGGGAAAGAAGAGAACAATTGAAACAAAGAGAGCAAGCAAGAGGTGCAAGATATACTTTATTAAGGGCAACTCCGTTACCACCTATTCCTCCTACTTTAATCAATAACTCATTTAGACAACGAATGGACGACGTCGACTTAACCGATCCGAGTAGCAGTGGACTTCCCATTTTTCCCGAACAAGTTCCCAATTCCAATGTTATATTAGGAGATACACAAATGGAAGATTTTCCACCGTTTGGTTATGATTCGAAAAGTCTTATAGGGGATGATGATGATGTGGTCATTACAAAACAACCTGGACCACGAACAACGAAAGGAGGAAAAAGGACAATTAGAAAATCAAAGACCGTAAAACGAAACAAAAAAAGTGGAAAAAATATGAAAATGAAGAAGACCAACAAAAAAACGAAAAAACACTAACTTAAATTGTACTAATTCACATATTATTATAATTTCAAAAAATCCAAGAAAAATCTGATACTTTCAAAAAATTTGTTTGTCCATTTTTTTTGTTCAACTTTTTTGCGATTCTTTATATCAAATTGATCGAAATTCTCTATATTGTTTGGAAAACTACTATTTCCCCAAAATTCTGATTTATGCAGTCAAAAAACTACATTATATTTTCAGGTGTTCGTAATAAATAAACCGACAAATATGTTTTTTCAAATATTTTTGATATTTCTCGCCATTTCTCGCAAAATAAATTTATGGTAACAAAAAAAATACCATTATAAATATGTATATAAACTATTACAGTCTAAAAAAATGCATTATATTTTTATGCGTTTTTTATGTTGACGATTATCAACAGATTTGTCAACAAAATCAACAGATTTCTCGCAAAAATCCGATTTTTCAAAAGTTGAAAAAATCAAAAAAAAATGTCAGTAACACATTTGTAATCATTTTTTTTGCATTTACAGGTAGTTCAGGCAAAACCAAAAAAACACAAAAATTCTATATAAAAAAAAATATTTTTTTTTCAAAATGGACATTTATAAATGTCCTTTTTCAAAAAACAGCATGGAGTTTTTACACGTTTTTTTTGTTTTTTTTTATATAGAAATATATATATAGAAATATAATGGAATTAAATGATTTGTTAAAGCAATTTAGAAGTAATAATCTGACATATAAACAATTTTATAGTAAGGCAAAGGTAAGGGTAAACGAGAACCTTTTTGAATTAGGATCTTATAAAAATAGAAAGAATTTATCTGAAGAAAATATTATGATTCTTTACAAAATAATAGAAGACAAGCAAACCTATTTAACGAATTTTTATGAAACATCTTTAAAAATGAAGACGGGGGTTGGTTATATGAATGAAGAAACACCGATGAAAAAGGGGGAACTTAGTAACAATCAAAAGATAAATTATAAAAATGTAATTCGGAATTTGCATTTTGAGGATATATTAGGCAATACAAGTTCTGGATTTAACAATATTCCTTCTTATTTGACTGTTGTAAGAGAATTATTTAATGATTATATTATAGATTATAAATTACTAACAAAGAGCGCTTTGGAATTCATAAAAAATGGTCGATTTGGTAGTGTATTGTCGTCGTTTTATTTTCGTGCATCAATAATGAACCCATACTTAGTATATTCAATTAATGAATCTATGTTACAGGGTAAAAAAATATTTACACCCACATTAGGATGGAGTTCTTACGCATATGGATTTTTGGAAAGTCCTGGAGTAGAAGAATATGTTGGTACAGATGTCATACCGGATGTGTGTAAAAAAACGAAGGAATTATGCAGTCAATATAATAAAGTAAAAACAACCATCTATTGTAAACCTTCTGAAAAGTTATTGGAATTAAAAAGTTTTCGAAATAAATACGAAAACTATTTTGATGTAGTATTTTTTAGTCCTCCGTATTTCAAATTGGAGCAATATAAGAGCGATCATCAGAGTACAGAGAACTATACTACATATGACGAGTGGTTAGAAAAGTATTGGGAACCAACAATGAAACTGTGTAATTTTGTATTGAAAGAAAAGGGAAAGTTATGTTATATCATATCTGATTATGGATCTCAAAATACAGGACAATTGTATGAGTTGGTAAATGATACCAAAAAATACGCCCGTAAGTATTTCGATTCTTTTAAAGTGCAGTCTTTGTTAAATAAAAATGTGCATGTAACAAAGCATAGAGATACTGATGAAAAAATCATAATTTGTAAAAAAAAATAACTGTGGACTATTATATGTAAAAAATTGATAAAATCGAATCGTATTGATATAATGAACAATAAACCACATATAATCATGAAGCATTCTAATACTGATAGTAGATATATTTCTCTTGCGATAGAAGAGGCAGAAAAATCGGTAGCATCTTATCGTGTTGGGTGTATAGCAGTAGCTTCGGGTAAGATACTCGCCCGTGGGTGTAATAATTCAAGAACATATTCGAACGATGGTATGATAGGCGAATCACTCTCGTGTCACGCCGAGATTGATGTGTTGCGAAAAGTAAAAAAACTGGATATTAGTAAAAAAATGAAATTTTATATAGTGCGTATATCTTCAGCAGGGGAGTTGGTATGTTCAGCACCTTGTATTGATTGTTTTATGACAATGAAAGATTTCAACATAAAAAATATGATTTATATTGGGCATGATGGAGAAATAATCAAACGAGATATATGTGAATTTCATACAACACATCGGTGTGGAGGTAAAAAGGCAATCATAGAGAAAAGGGCAGATATTGTGAGAGTGAGATAACGAATTATGGGTGTAAAAATGTAATATACTTTTTTATTTGAGGATATCCTTTGAATTGTTGGATTTCCACGAGCCATACATTTTATGTGAACCATATTTCCCGAATCCATTTTCTTCAAATGGATCTTTTTCAAGTAAAGTAAGCTGTTCTTTGTGCGGGTAGGTAGCATAACAATAAGAAACTACAATAGGACCAGTAGTGTAATATACAAATACTTGTTCAGATGGATCTTGATTATTTTGACAGCCGGCTTGAATGTCTTGTATGGTAATTTTAGGATTCACAATAGTATCAATAATGTATTTAATAAACGGGTGTTTTGGTTTAGCATAAAACGCGTAATTACCAATAAGAAAATCTTGGTTCTGATTTAGAATAAGCGGGTCGTCAATATGTTTAAGCTCAATCGGAAAAGCACATTCGTGTAGTTGTATATCGTTAAAGTCGCTTTCAATATGAATATCCATATCTAAATAAAGTCCACCATAATAATAAATAGCCAAATACCTAAAAAAATCAATTTGTTGTATTTTAAACTGTAATGAAGTAAAAAAATCATAATAATCAGGCATCTTATTTTTAATAAAGTGAATAATGTCATTATCGTCAAAGAACATATAATTCCAGCTTTTTTTATGAGAAATTACATTGTTATAAAAAGGAACATAATAATGGGGGAGATCTTTTGATTTCCAAGTTTGAATAACATTCATAGATAGTTAGATTAGCATTATTTAAATAATTATTCGTAAAAAATAATAAAGAAAACTATATAGTTACTTTATTATGAGCTCCAACAAGTCTGTAAAGAATGAGATTGTTTTAGAAGAAACTTCTAACACAGAAACTACTAAGGAACAAGAAACCGCATCTAACCCAATAGTGGTATTGTTGAAGAATGTAACAATATTGATTGATTTGGCAATTACCCGAGGAACTTTTACAGCAAATGCTGAAGAGGCAACTTTGGTAAGCAATACATTTGATAATTTTAAGCAAAAATTAGACTCATTGGATTCTGAGGGTGCTACTGTAGATATTAAGATTAACTCACTAATTGATATGAAGGTATTGATTGATACTGCCGTTCGCAGAGGAAAATATCAACCTACAGAATTATTTACCGTAGGTTCTGTATATAATGCTTTTATGGAGTTAATTCAGAAAGCGTCTCAATCTGCTGAGCAACAACAAATAGCAGCAGATGCTCAGACAGCGAGTGTAGAGAAGGAGGAAGAGAAGGAGGATAATTGAATAAAATTGAATATAATTGAATAAAATTGAAAAATAAAAAATAAAAATAATACTTATATTGTATGAGTATTATTGTAAAGGGGTACAATGGTATTATAGATTTAGATTTGACAAATATTCCAGAGAAATATCATAACGAGTTGAAAGCTCAACATTGTAAAGATATAGTGGATTATAAAAGAGAACAATTATTATTACCAAACCGATTACGGTATGAAAACACAATAAAAATGGCATTAGGTAGATTGGATATAGATACCAAAACGTTGCAAAAAATAGAAGAAGATAAAAGAAAAGAAGCGGACCAGAGAGATATACACCGGTTACAATTGTATGAACGAAATAAAGAAGAAGGGCGTTTGGCAAAGTTCTCGTATTGATTACTTGTTCTCAATGCTTCTAATAATTTCATCTGGATAGTTCATATCTTTTAGAACTCGGGTAGCGCCCTTAATTTTTGATATACCTTTTTTGATTTTATAGCGATAATGAAACGTTCCGTCTTGATTAATGGAAACATCCATTTTGAAATTTCGTGTATGTTTCGATTTTGAAAAATGTTTACATACATTGATGTAGTGTGTAGTAAGTATAAAATCAACTCGTGAGAATTTTTGTAAATATTGTAGAAATGCAATACCTGCCTTCGTTGCTTCATCGGGATTTGTTCCGGAATATAATTCATCGAAAATGCAAAAGTGCTTTTCATTGGGATTTTCATTTTGTATTTTGTCGAGGATAGCTTTGCATCTTCTTGATTCGGCTTGGAAAAGACTATCTCTTGCGGAAGTATCTGGTATATTGAGATAACAGTGTAAATGTGTATATGGTTGCAATTCTCCTTTTGTATAGAAGCCAAACCCGGTTTGTTGTGTTAAAATGATATTGATGAGCGTTGTTTTTAAGAAAGTAGTTTTTCCAGATTTATTTGGGGCTGAAATGATAATATTTTTATCTAAATCACAATTGTTTTCAACAAGTTCTTGACTATCAATAACGGGATAATACTGTTTTGTAAATTTATTAGTTTTACCCAGTTTGCACATTCCAATCGATTTATCAATATAATTGGAATAGATGCCTTGTAGATTATTTAAATACCCTTCGAAACCAATGGAGTATTTGAGAGCTTCTGCATACGCTTCATTTTCATATAATACATAATAAGATTGTAGTAATTGTCCCATACAAGTGAATTTTTTGAAATTATTTTGGAAAGGTGTAATTAATGCGAGATCATCTTTCATTCGTAATAGATTTTCAAGATGTAGTAAAGTAACATTATTGAATTGTATATATTTGTCTTTTGTCCCCGTGAGTTTTAAAAGGTTTTGCATATTTTGAATTGAATATTTCAGGTAGTTTCGTAAGTCAATCATTTCATTATTAATATTTTTAATATTGTGATAGTAGTTTTTGCATGTGGTGATATTTTGATATATTTGAAATACGAAAAATCCAAGTGACACTATTAAGTAAATAAAGTTGGTGAGAGAAAAGTTTTCAATAGCATTAATTGCAACACCAAAAAAATGGTTTTTAGCGATTGTTTTAAGTAATGAAATATATTGAGAAACGGTAATAGGAACGTTTTTAACTTTCAATATAATGAATGGAAAAATGAAAAAGAGTATAGGTAACATAAGACTAACGGCGGGTGAAAAAAGATGCACAGTTGAAGTAGATTGTAAAAACGGACGAGAATGATTTAAATGTTTAATCATCTCCCAATCCATATAATGATATTTTTGTAAAAAGTATTCGTCTTGTTTTATATTTTTCCAAATAGCGAGAACTCTGTCGCACGAAACAGGCATTGTGAAATTACCCATCGAACTAAAATTAGTGATGATGTCTTTGGTTTCTTCAATAAATTGTTTATTAGAAGTATAATGTGTCTTCCATTTTTCCATTACATTTTCTCCAAATTGGTTACTCGGAGATAGAAAGAACTCGTATATACTTTGTGCATCATTGTTATCAACATTAATGGTAGACGGGGTGAGTTCTAAATCTTTTGAAATGGATTCACTTAACATATGCGTATCTTGTTCTAAATAAGAAATGGGTAACTGAAAATTGGAATAAACATCAGTGTTATATTTGTTTTTTTCTTCTTTATTAAAAAATAATTTTTCAATCTGTGTCTTTACTTGTGTATTGATATTTTGCATAAAAAGATTCATTATTAGAATAATCAAATAATAAATAAAGGTTCATTAAACGAATACAGAAGTTTTTTTGAATTCTTTAATTGAAATATTATAATGGGTTTCAATATATCTCATTTGGTTGACGTCTTTTCGAGTAATTAAATTAATAGCGACACCTTTTCTTCCCCATCTGCCGCCTCTTCCAATACGATGTAAATAAGTATTCACATTATTGGGGATGTCGAAATTAATCACTAATTCAACTTGTTGAACGTCAATTCCTCGTGCGGTAACATCGGAAGAAAGGAGTAATCTATACCCACCTGAACGAAAACTTGTAATAGTGTCTTTTCTTTCTTGTTTTGACATATTACTGTGCATACAACAAATATTATAATTTTCATTTTTCATAGCCTCATAGAGGTCAGTTACACGGTTTACTCCATTCACAAATACAATACATTGATTAATAGAAAGCGTTTCGAAAATTTGTTTTAGAGTATTATATTTATGGGCATCGTCTTCTACCGCGATAAATGATTGTTCAATGCATTCTAATGTAAGTTCTTCTTTATCAACAATAATTTTATATGGATTATTCATAAATTTTTCGGTTAGTTCAATAATGGGAGGCGGCATTGTGGCACTAAAAATGGCAATTTGTGTATCTGTAGAGAGTTTTTGAACAATATTTTGTATATTTTCTTTAAATGTTCCAGAAAGCAGCTCATCTGCTTCATCCAAAACAAAAATGCGCAGTTGATCTAAATGAAGAAGTCTCTTTTTAATCATATCTAATGTTCTACCGATAGTGCCAACAATAATATGGGGGCGGTTGTTTTGTAAATATTTAATGTCTTCTTGAACAGATGTTCCGCCGACGAGACTTTTAATTTGAAGACCGTCAATAAATGTAGAAATACTGGAGATTACTTTGTCAATTTGAAAAGCAAGCTCGTGAGTAGGAGCTAATATAATGGCTTGTGTGCAATCAATTAATGGATCTACCAATTGTAGAGTACTGATTGAAAATGTCCCGGTTTTCCCGGATCCAGACTGAGCTTGTGTAATAATATCTCGTTTCTTAAGAATTGGATGAATCGCTTTTTTTTGTATTTCACTTGGTTCTTCAAAACCGTATGCATAGATGCCTCGAAGTAAATCATCTTTTAGATTTAAATCGGACCACACTTTTATATCAATATTCTCCATTATAAATAAAATAGTATATAATGTTTATATTCATTGATTAATAATATTTAATATAAAAATATATAAACATGTTGTTGCTTATTTCAGTAAGAAGTATGCGTTATACATTAGATGATTTTCAAAAGTGTGCGGTTGATGACATTTTAACAACAGATATAAAAGAAAAAATCGATAGTTTGGTTTCTAAGTTGGGAATAAGTATAAATGAAGTTCGGAAAGTAAAAAGAGGTCGAGGAGAGGGAAAGAATGATAATTGGGAAAAACATCGTCCAGATCCAAATTTTAAGACGACGGTGTTTGAGGAAAAAGTAGGAAAAGAAAAAATTCTCACTCAGGTAATGGCGTGTTTAAATAAATTAAATGAAAAGAATTATGAGAAAGGAAAGGAACAAATAATAGAAATACTTGCTCAGTTGGACAAAGAAGAAGGAGATAATTCAAGTGATATAATAGATATATTTGTAAATACAAGTTTGTCGAATCCATTTTATTGTAAACATTATATTAAAATGCTGTTAGAAGCAGTGTTAATACAAGAACAATATAATGACACGTTTATTAAAAGGGATTTTATCCAAGACTATAAGAATCGACTACAGCAGATTGAATATGTAAGTAGTGATGAAGATTTTAATAAACATTGTAATATAAACAAAGAAAACGATAGAAGACGAGGATTATGTATATTTATAATCGAGTTGGTTGTTCAACAGGTGTACGATGAAGAGAATTTATATAATATTTTTACTTATTTAATAGAGGTTTTGGAAGAGAATGAAACTGATAAGGCATTAACAAATATTACTGAAGAAATCGTAGAAAATATAAATGTTCTGTTTACAACATCTTATGATATTATTAAATCTCAACATTATTTTGATAATATAAAAGAAACGTTGCGTAGATGTAAGGAGAAGAAAGATAAAGCAGGAATTACTAAAAGAATGCTATTTAAATTTATGGATATATGCGATAAACTTTAGTTTATACATTTGAAAAGGAATGTTATATTTCAAATTACTTTCGGCTTTAATTTTATTGTGTAATTATGTAATAAAAACAAATATTTAATTAGTATATATGACAATAAAATCCTTTATTGAACCAAATATAGAATATAGTGAAAATAAAGCGATTGATATAGATGATATAATGTATTCAACCAGTATTTATGAATATACACTATTTGATACAGAAGTTGAAATCGCATTAGGTAAAGGAAAACAAGATACAAAAGGGCATAATATAATATCTTATTCAATTTACTTGATATACAATGAAGAGTTAAAGGCGAGAATCGGAGTATTTGAAGCGAAGAGTGATAATATGATAGAAATAGTAGATGAAAAGGGTAGTGTAGATTTAAGTTTGGGAAATGTTTATATGCCATATTTAACGGGTAGAAATCTTTTACATTCAGGAAGTAAGGGGAATATAATTATTTTTTTAAAACAAGACGAATTTAATAACTTGATAAATATGCCGACTACGACGGTAAAAGACGAAAATGATGATGGCGAAGAGGCAGATGTAAGTAAAGAAGATGATCAAGATGTTACAGAAATACATATAAAAACTCCTCAGGAAATGAAAGAGAAGTTGTTAGAAGAAGTTTGGTATGTAGACGACCCGGAATCTAAAAAACCGCGTATACTATCTGAAACAAAAGAAGAATCTGTAAATGAGAAAGAGTTATTTAAGCGCTCGTCGTCACATAACTGGATACAGTCGTATATGAAAAATACAAAGTATGGCGTGGTTGACAATGAGGGGAGTGGAGATTGTTTTTTCGCAGTTGTTAGGGATGGATTAAAAGATGTAGGTAAACTCACGACAGTGGAAAAGTTGAGAGAAATAGTTAGTGAAGAGGTATCGGAAGATAGTTTTCAACAATATCGTTCATTATATTTAGCATTTTCAGGGGAGTTACAAGGAATAGAGAAGGAAATGAATGAATTAAAATCGAATACAAAAAAAATTCAGAAGAATGAGATAAAACATACTCGAACTTCAGAAGATGCAAAAATAATTAAATCGCAATTGCAAAGTATGATAGATAAACATAATGGATTAATAGAAAATAAGCGAGTAGTGAAAGAAAACTTGAGTGAATTTTCTTATATGGAAAATTTGGATACATTAGAAAAATTTAAAGAATTTATAAAAACTTCTTCTTATTGGGCGGATGATAATGCAATATCTGTATTAGAACATAAACTAAAAATAAAAATGATTATTTTGTCCAAAGAGGCGTTTGAAGAGAAAGCAGAAGATTCGGTAATACAATGTGGTCAAACAAGTGGTAGTGATGATGAACAGGCAAATCCGGATCATTATATAATGACCTCGTATACGGGTAAACATTATACTTTAATTACTTATAAAGATAAAGGCGCTTTATCGTTTGAAGAAATTCCATATGGGATTAAAGCATTGGTAATAAACAAGTGCCTTGAACGAGCAGCAGGTTCATATATGTTAATCCCTGATTTTAAAAATATGAGAGAAGAAATGGAAATAGACATAGAAGATAGTGATAACGAAATAGATGTGTTTGAGAATGATTTGTATGAAAAAGGAGAACAAATAATGATACACGCTACATCATTTGGAAAACCAGCACCGGGTAGTGGACAAAAAGAGACGACAAGCGATGTAGCAAAATACAATACTCTAATGAGTTTGGCAAAAACAAATAAGGATTGGAGAAGAGCATTGGACGATGATTACATACATTCAATTGTGGTTGATGGGAAAAAATGGAGTTCGGTAAGACATTTTATATTGGGGAGTCAATTTAAAAAGAAGAATGAGGATTTATATAATGAATTTTCTTTAGATGGGAATGAGAATTCCAAGGTTGCATTACAAATAGATCAAGCTGTGAAATTTAGTAATGAACATAGAAAAAAAATAGATTCTGATTTCAAGAGTATTACTTCTACACGAAAAGAAGAGGCGAGAGAAAAAGCCATCCATAGAAAGTTTGGCGAAAGTGCAATGATGAAAAATCTATTGGTATCAACTTATCCAGCTAAAATAATAAAATTCCGACGAGGAAAAGAACCAATAGATGATATATTGTTAATGAAGACAAGAAAAATGTTTTCAATGTCAAAAAATTGATATTTTTGATTATTATAATGAGTATTAATAATAATCAACAGCATTATGAGTACCGAAATGAGCCAGACCAACCAGAACAAGTTTGAGATTCACGACCCAGTTAGGGAGATGTATCCTATGGATAGTTATCCTACATTTGAACCATTGACTCTGGAAGACGGAGAATGGACAAGTCTATACATTCCGGTAATTACCGATAATTTGTATCTTAGCAGTCCTACTACATCTCAGTCTACCAGATTTCAAGCAAAGTTCTTGAAATCGTTCATCGAAAATAACCTGCAGATCGGCAGTGTAAAGAGAATTGATTTCGTGGATAGAAGTATTGAGTCATCTTCAACTCCAGTGAAGAGTGCATATGTTCATTTCAATCATTGGTATGATAGCAAGAGCGCAGTCGCACTCCGTAACAATCTGAATACCCACGGAAAGCATCGTCAGAATGGGTATTTTGCAAAGGATGATGTTGGCTCAAGATTTTATACAATTTTGAAGAACGGAAGCTATGCCAGTGGATATTTTGTATTCAAGATTAACCATAAGCCGATTGATGAGGCAGAGTATGATGTAAACATTCATCAGTTGAGTGCAACTGCCACTATTTTGGAACAAAAGATTAAGGAGAAAGATGCACTATTGCAGGCAATTAAGATGCAATTGAGTGATGAAAATAAGGAGCCAATGGATATTATCAAGGAGATTTCGGCTTTGCTACTATAAAAATAAAAATAAAAATAAACATAAACATAAAAAATTTCATTGTTTTGTAATCATTTAACTAATCACCTTTTTTTATGGATATTCGATGCACGTCATTCGTAAAGAAGTAGGTTTCGTTGTAATACTTGGTTTTACATTATTTTTAATATATTCGTGAAATGTGGTTTTATTTGTTTTATAATTATCACTAATAAACTCACAAAAAGGTAAAAGGTTCTCGTCTTTGAATTGTATAGAACCATTATGAGTTACAAACCAATTAAGTGTATCTTGAATAGAGAATAACAAATAAGCCTTTAAAATAAAATACGAGAACACAGGGGTAGCTTCGGTATAGTCATCGTTTTTGATATCAAAAAGTGTGTCTAAATTGATATTGTAATGAGTAAGTATGTTTTTAGTTTGTAACAATGAGAACTCCTGTAGAGTATGAATTTCACTTAAAAATGTTTTCATAATAGGTATTTCAAATGTAGAACAATAAAATAGAAAGTGAATAATTTCTGCAAAAAATTCTGAATAACATTCGTGCAAATAAAAATTGAATTTCGGTGAAATAGGGAAAGTTTGTCTTAAAAACCTATTTGCAGAGTCTTGTTGTAAATGTGAAAAATCAAAACCCATACAATGAAAGGTTTCGTGTATAAATATTTTAAACCATTCTTCGGTTCTAAATATGTGTAGATTCGTTTTGGGCATACAATACGTAGTAAACGCCGAATTGCAGTTACTTATGTCTAAAACACTATTTTTATTTGTGGGGAAGGTTTTATTTATTTCATTTAATGAAATGTAAATATGTAATTCATTAGAACATTTTCGCTGTGAGTATTTGTCAGCAATAAAGAGCCACCGAAAAATGTTTTCAATATAGTTATCGAGGTCAATGTCTTGATTTTGCTTAGTAATTAAATAAATATGAAATATACGTTTATTAATAGGAATCTGGAAGGTAATGAGCAATTTTTTGATTGTTGTCATGTAGTTTTGAATAACGGAGGGATATAAATTGAAATCGGGGATGATATTGAGATCATCATTAGAAATACTTTTTAACTGGAAAGTTTGTTGGTTAACAATAAATGTGTCGTATACGTTTTTTGATTCAATAATATCGTTAATAAGTAATTGTATATAATTATTGGTATTTTCTGAAAATTTAATATTTGGTAAACTGGTTAAATTCGTTATATTCATTAAAAAATTGATATGTTCGTTATAAAGTACATAGGTAAAAAAATGGGAATTAAAAATTTGAATAAATATTTAATAAAGAAATGTTCTAAAAAGGCAATAAAACGTGTTCCGTTGAGTGAATTATCAAATAAGGTATTTGTAATAGATGCAAGTATTTATTTATATAAATTTATAGGCGAGGATGCATTAATGGAAAATATGTATTTGTTTATTTCGAAAATGATGTATTATAATATAACTCCATTGTTTATTTTTGACGGGAAGCCACCTGCAGAGAAAAGAGAATTATTGCAAAAAAGGAGGTTAGAAAAAAAGACGGCTGAAAATAAATATAAACTAATTCAACAGCAGTTGGATGATGCATCTTCGCAACATATTATATTAGAAAATAAAAAGGAACGATTAGAAGAATTGAATGAATTAAAAAATAAATTTTTAAAGGTAACAGATGTAGATATAAAACAGGTGAAGAGCTTGATGGATGCACTTGGGGTACAGTATGTCGAATCACCTTGTGAAGCAGATCATTTATGTGGGTATTTGACGAAAGATAACGATCATATTTGTGTAAGTGATGATATGGATATGTTCATTTATGGTTGCAAATATATAGTAAGAAATATAAATTTACAAAGTGATATGGTTTGGTTGTATAATTACGACATTATTCTTGAAGAATTAGAAATGAGTCAACAAGAATTTAAGGAAGTATTAATACTGTCCGGAACTGATTATAATATAGAAGCCAATACGGGTATTATAGAAACTTTTAAATGGTTTTATTCTTATAAAAAGGATATAGCAAGAGTGAACCAAGAAAACCAAGAGGGGTTTTATGATTGGTTATTAATTCATACCAAATATATTGATGATGTAAATAATCTGAAACATCTATTTTCATATTTTACAGAAGACTATTTAAAAATGTTTGATAATTTTAAAATAGAAAAAAACAAAAAAGAAAAGAATGACGCGCAATTACAAAAATTATTGAAAGAAGAAGGGTTTGTGTTTCTATAATAAAGAAGCAAGCAGAGAACCCTTATAATCTTCAATACCTGTATGTGTTAAATTAATACTAACATCTGCCCAAATTTTTCCACTAAGTTTGGTCCAGCGGTTACAAAACATCCAGTCTTCAGACAAATAGTGATTATCTTCTACACCACAATCGAAAAGTGCATATGCATAATCGTTCTCTTTTTTTTCTAAAAAGTTTACATCGTCAATATATTTAGTAGAAGGAAATGCTTGAAATAGTTTTTCAAATACAACACGTTTAATTAACATAAATCCTGTTGGTAGATGCTTAACTTGTGTTAGGTTTTTTTCAATGTTAATATCATTAGAAATGTAATTAATGTTGTATTTTAATAAATTGTATTGAACAATACTTTCTTTATCCATAAATTTATTAAATTCGTTTGCTTGTTGATTATCAAGCCATTGAGAGACATTTTTCCCATTATTTTCTGTAAGTTTACTCCAGTTATAGTTTTTAAGAGGATAAATTCCACCAACAATGTTCTTATCGTGCAACATAAGTTTTAAAATATCGAATGGTTCCCACGTAATATCATTATCAATAAATAAAACATGGGTCATTTCAGGATCAGACATGGCTTTTGCAACAAGATTATTTCGAGCTCTCGTTACAAGACTATCGCTTTTGCAAAAAACAACGTTGACTTTTACATTATAAGCTTTACATAATTCAATCGTAGAAATTAGACACTCTGTATAATTTACAAAACATACACCTCCATAACAGGGTGTTAGAATATAAAGATAAGGTTGTTTTTCCTTTGCATATACATTAAATCTCTCTGTAAAATCAGTTGATTCGTTTATTTTTGCATTTTGTAGAAATTCCCCGGATTTACTCATATAAAAATACTAATGATAATATTTTTATATGGTTGTTATTTAATTACTTTTTTTCTGATTTAATTGTGTTTAGACAGAGGGAGTGCTCTTAGCAAAGTGATGCTTAAGATACCTCTGAAGATTGAAGTAGGTTAGCTCGTCGTCCTTGCTAATATTAAGGAGCTTGGTAAGCTTAGCATCAGGGTGAATGATACGGCCATTAGTCTTGTCCTTAAGATCATTGGCTTGGATATAAGCATTAATCTCCTTACTCACATCAGTTCTTGCCATCTCGGTTCCAACCGTCTTGTTAAGGAAAGTAGCAAGCTCGTCGCTAATACGAGCAGGCTTTACGAAGCCAGAAGGTTTGCGGTTAGCATTGTTGCGCTTCTTCTTGTTGGTAGCCTTTTGGGCAAGCTTGACCTCACGGTTAACAATCTTCTCAAGAGTTTTGTAGTCGTTCTTGACAGTGGCAAAAAGACTTCCAATTTGCTGAAGCTTAGCACTAAACTCAGACATTCTTTGGATAACGGGAGGAATCTCAGCGACAGGCTCGGCGATTTTAATACCATTAGTAGCATCCGCGTCGGCAGCAGCAGGAGGCGCAGCAGCAGCAGCTACTACTGTCTCAACTGCGACAGACTTCTTAGCACGAGGCTTGGATGCGGTGGTGGGCTTTTCAGACGACTTTGTAGTTCTAACCATTCTGATTATATATTCTTATAGGTAATTCTTTTTATATACTTTTTAACAATTAAATATATTATATACTATGTATTACAGCAATATTGATGTAATAAATGAAATAGTTGCGGACAATTAAGAAAACCGCACAGAATCATATAACCAAGGGAATGATTCTCTCGCAGGTGCTGACACCAATGTTAGAGCGGATAATGCGTGTAATGTTCCAATCTTTCTAAAATCTTCATTAATTCCACAATAAACCATATTTTCAAATACAAGTAAGCATCCCATTCGCAATATATCTTGGTTTACCTCCGCTCCTTGTGGAAATATTCCGTCAAATGGGTTGTAATATGGACAAATATTAAGTTTTGTTCGAAATGACATATTACTTCGAAACATCCAAATATCACTTAAGTAGCGAAAAAATCTTACATATTGATTATATGATAAATTAGAGAACCAGCGAGATTGTGTATAATTCCCTAATAGGTCAATTTCTATAAATAGGTTCTCAATCCTTTCTTGAACAGAACGTCTTCTTATATTGTTAATACGGACCCAAGTTTCTTGTAAGTCAGAACCTTCTGTAAAGGCGTTTGGGTTATAATGTGGTCTATACTCATAATTGTCAACAGTTAGTCTGAGGGTATTACGAAGAGGTCGTTGTTGTATGATTCTCGGAGGATTCTGCGAAGACCGTATATTTGTATTTCTTTGATTTATACTATACTTAATAACGTTTTGTTTATTTTCTTTTCTAAAATCAGCATACAGTATGCAGGTTGTATTAAATGCACGCTTTATGCTTTGTATAAGCCGTTTCGAGAACTTTTCTCTTGTATATGGATTTTTAGTTTTACCATGAATCTGTATTGAACTAATAAGTGAAGTTATATCAAATCCATATATAAAATTATTTGAATCTTTAAAACTAATAAAATATTCAAATGGAATATCTTGTATAGGTTCGAGTGTTACATAATCTGTTGTATTATTACACAATGAACGATTTTGTAGCGCAGGTCCTTTATATTTAATCCAATTTTGAACGAGCGTTTTTCGAATGAGTTTTTGAATATTTGTTGCCGCTTCGTTTTTGTTTTGCAATTCTATGAGTCGGTCTATCAGTATTTTTTTTGTTCCTGTAACTTTTAATTTGTTTTCTTTACATTTTTTTTTTAGTTCTCCAAGTTTGTAATTATCATACGAATTCGGTTTAGAGATTGGGTCATTGTGTTTACAGCCGTTATCTTGTTTTAATATATCAAAATATACTACTAATCGTTCTTTTAATATTGATTTATTTCCGGTAACTTTTAGTTTATGCACCTTGCACGCGGTCTTTAGATCTTGTTGTTTGTATGTTTCAATGTTTATTATATTTTGAATATAATTATTATAATTAATTGGTAACATTTCGTCCGTAATAAATATATACTATATTAATATTTAATTTTTAAGTCAATGTTCTCGTGAAAACATTTTTTCGACTAAACTTATCGATTTTCGCTGGACAGAACGCTTATATAGTTAAAAAATTGATATAAAAGGAATTGTATATTGATAGTATAACCTTAATGAGTATGTCAAGTTCAGTTCAAAAGCAAGTTCCTCTCTATGTTCCCGTCTCCGAGTGGGATGTGAAATCTCTAAAATATATGCAACCAAAGATCAATGATCGCGGTGGCAAGTCTGTAAATGTAATCAGCACCCAGCTGAATCGCTCACTGCATCTGTCAGTTCCCTCAATGATGACTTGGGGGATTTCCGATTACACCAATGAGCAAGGAGAGAGTGATGGTAAGTTTAGTATGACTCTGGCTTTCCCAAGCCCTGATTATGCTAAGCCCAGCACAGACGAGTTCCTCCTGAAGTTCAAGGAGTTTGAGGACAAGATTCTTGATGATGCAGTTACCAATTCAGAGGCTTGGTTCGGCGAAGAGATGAGCCGAGAGGTAGCCAAACATACCTTCTTTCCCACACTGAAGTATCCTAAGGAGAAGGGAACTAAGAAGGTTGATTACACTCGCCCTCCTTCTATTAAAGTCCGCGTTCCCTGCTATAACGGCAAGTGGAATGTTGAGATTTACGATACCAAAAATAATATGCTATTTCCTTGTGATAATGAGAACCTAACCCCTGTTGACTTTGTCCCCAAGCAGTCAAATGTTGCCTGTATTATTCAGTGCGGTGGACTGTGGTTTGGCGGAAAGGGTTGGGGAGTTACCTGGAGACTTGTCCAGACAATGGTGAAGCCCCATCAGGTTGCTTCCGTCTTTGGTAAGTGTCATATCCAATTGGCTCCTGAAGAGATGGAGTCCATTGAGAAGCAAGATATTCACACTACTACAGCAACCGCGACGACCGATGATGTAGAAAGCGAGAAGGAAACTACCGTAGAGGTAGAGGATAGTGACGAGGAAGAAGAGGAGCCAGAGCCTGTTCCTACCCCCAAGAAGGTTGTCAAGAAGAAGGTAACCCCCGAGCCTGAAGCTGAGCCCGAGGCAGAGCCTGAGGCAGAGCCTGAAACACCCAAGAAGAAGGTAGTGCGCAAGAAAAAGTAATAATAAATTGTATTGTAATTTAATTTAAGTAAAAACATTTTTTACATATTTGTAATATTCAATGAACTAAATACGGAATATAGTGTTATGTATTCCACAATTAAATTATAATGTTAATAAAAAAATTAATATTATAATCGAATGTTAGTGCGGTCGAAATTAATCGTAGTCTGTGTCGCTATCACAGTCTGCCCAGTTTAATATTTTTGTAGGAGTGATTGGTTTGTGTAAAGGAACATACATATTCAGAGTTTCATTGCAATTTTCTTGTGCTAATATATTGTATTTGTTAGTATCTACTTTGTTTTTTTCTATCAGTGGATAAATTTCACCGAGGTCTTCTTGATTAAAATATACATTCTTTACCAGTTTAGGTCTTGGTATATCAAGTTTTGGTATCGTTTTGTTTTTCTTTAATTTAGGACATTCACTTTTCCAGTGACCTTTGTTGTGACAATAAGAGCATTTTGTATTTAATATAGTAGGACATACCGTGACACCAGACGAATTTGAACTATAATCTTTTATCGAATGACTTGTATAGTCTTGTTTTGTTTTTTTTGCATTAAAACAAATTTTACAAAACGGGGTTTTGGTTGACGCTCGAGTACTTTTCATTGTAGGTTTTTATTATGTTATAAATATATTACATATCAATTTTTTACACCACTTAAGATTTAAAATGGGACCAACCATAATAAAACATATACATTCATATTTTTTATTATATATAACTGAAAACATATATAAAAATGAATATTTATATATTTTATTATGATACCTAAGACTATTGTCCAAACCTCAAGAAACAATCCTCAACAATATGTGGTAGATATGATTCGAGAACTTAGTCCCGAGTGGTCATATTTACATTTTACCGATGATGAAGTTATCAAATTCTTTATAGAAAACCCATTACCAGAATTTCCGGATGTAATTAACAAGTTTTACTCGTTTAGTTACGGAGAACATAGAGCAGATTTGTTTAGATATTACTTTCTATTTGTAAAAGGAGGAGTTTATTTTGATACGGATGCAATGATTGAAGAAAATATGGACAAAATCGCAAAAAACTATGATTATTTTAGTGTAAACTCTTCTTACGTCCCGAATAGCATTTTCCAAGGATTCATTGGTTGTGTACCTGGACATGCAATTATCCATAAAGCTTTGACTGATATTTATAATACTTCTAATAATCACTTTTTGAGAACTCCAGAGAACTTTCACGACCTATGTAAAAATATGTACACATTTGTTTTAGAATACCCTGACAAGTCTAATATTTATTTATATCAAGAAATATACGGAGATAACATTACTGCCAATGTAATTGACCCCCAAGAAAATAACAAGGTAGTATTAAAACATTATCATATAGAAAAGATCATACCAAAAAAATCGTCGTAGGTTAGTAATTTTTGTAAAAAATTGATAATTTGTAATGTGGATGTAAAATACAACGAATGAATAATTTAATAGCATAATAGCATAATATAATGGTAGCACCAAGAAGATTTAACAGCAACGATGTTCCCAGAAACCGTGTAAATTTGCGTCAGTATGTAAATAACTTATCTAATGAAGAATACGCCCTATATCAAGATTGGAGAATTGAGAACCGTGACAACTTTATTCAGGAATACGGGGAAGCATTGAACGAATATCATATGTCGATAAACGAAGACTCCATATTTAATGATAACACGGATGATGAAGAAACAGACGTAGATGGTTCAGAGAGCGAGGAGGAAGATTCCGATGAAGAGTATGAATCAGGTGAGGAAGAAGAGTATGAATCAGGTGAGGAAGAAGAGTATGAATCAGGTGAGGAAGAAGAGGTTGAATCAGGTGAGGAAGAAGAGGTTGAATCAGGCGAGGAAGAAGAGTATGAATCAGGTGAGGAAGAAGAGTATGAATCAGGTGAGGAAGAAGAGGTTGAATCAGGCGAGGAAGAAGGAGAGGTTGAATCCAAATACCCAGAACCTGAAGATGATTTCAGTGATGATGATTATGACGATGAGTATAGTTATTATTCTACCGACGGAGAGGATGAATTCAGTGACGAGGAGGACGATTATATAATTGCTCCAAACCTAATGAATAGTTGTAATTATCTAATTTAGAGCAACGCGTATTTTAAATGCCGACTTTGTTAGTCCTTATACACTTTCAAAGTTCGCCTTTTTGTATATTTTTTACCATTCTGTTTATTTTTATAGTATGATTTATTATAAGCATAAATAAAATAATTTTCATAATGGATAGGTTTTATTTTTGTAATTGACGATGTTGACCGCTTGTAATTTCAAATCTGGCGTAAATTGTTTCGTCATTATATAATGATTTAGGAAAAATATTTAAAAATATAATAATAAATATATTAACCTATAATGAGCGATGAAATTGATTATAAACGCCTATATGAATTGTCTATTATTGAAAAAGAAACAATATTAATGGACGCACAAAATAAACAGAATACTATTAATGAACTTACCAACGAGTTAAATACATATAAAATAGAAAATTATAATAAAAAAACTTACTACAATAAAAATAAGGATAAGATAATTGAAAAGGTAAAAGAATATAACAAAACATATACAAAATCACCAGAAAAGGTAAAGGAATATAACAAACGAGCATATCAAAAAAGAAAACAGAAGCAAGAAATTCCAAACGAAGATTAAATATTTAGGAATAATTGTTAAATATTTAATCATTTAGGAAAAACTACTTAAAATTATTTTCTATACATAATATATAAATGGAACTGGAAGAAAACCATCCAGACACAAACGAACAAGTTTATAGGATTATAAAATGTCCTTTGAAATGTGTTCTTAAACGGTATGATATGATACACCCTATATTAGAACAGTCTGTAATAGAGTTGAATGATATTGTTATATTATCATATCAGTTTATCCGTTTATTTTTATTAGACAAGTTTAATAATCAAAATGAATTACCAAAAATAAATAAGCAATTCGTATTAGATGTAATGAAAACCGTAAGTTATCCAAGTGGTAAAAGAGGTATTAAAACAAAGGAGGAAAATATAAAAAATGTTTCTGGTAAAACAGATATTAAATATTTTTATCGTGAAAATTTTAGCGAGTTGGTTTCTAACAAACCATCTTACGGTAATAAAACACATATATTAGCATTATCCGCAACTGAAATAATTACCTGTATAAAAACAAATATATCTACTCATTTTGTAAAACATTTATTCAAATATATCAATTGTTTATTCAAATATCCAAAATCCATAGAAATAAAAAAAGAGAGAAATAAGGCAACTCGTAAGATAATGTATCAAGAACTCAATAAAGAAATTCGTGATTTGAAACACGATTTAATAAATAATAAAATAGAAAATTCAAAACTGGAATATCATACTTGGATTTTAGAAAATAAACATTTATTATATCCATCAAAACTAAATAAATCAGTTGCGTATGATGTAAAAGTAAATCCAGACAAGTATATAAAATATTCATTTTACATAAATCAACAAATAGAAACACTTGGATATAAACCTTATCAAGTTATCCCACAGAGAAATAATATTACACCCAAACATATAACAATAAATACTCCGGCAATAGTAGATTTGATAGATGATAAAAAGCAAAAAATATTTAATTATAATAAAAGTGAATTAGTATTACACGCTAAAAAACATCAATCGCATATTTGGAGTAAATTATTAAAATTAGAAAAAAAACATATTTTCAAACAAAAAGATTATGTATTTTATAATCAAATTATTACTGATGGTTTTAGTTGTTCGTTATTATTTATTATGAAAAAATATAAGAATAAGAAATACGGTGAAGTATTACCAAGCGTAAATCAAGAAACCAACTTTCCAAAATTAGTAAATTTATCTACTGACGAGTGTAATGAATATTTAACGGATAAATATAAACTGGTTTCACTTGACCCTGGAAAAATTAGACCAATTTCTATGATTGATGAAAATAATATTTTTTTCAAATATACCGCATGTAGAAGAAGATACGAAACATATACAAAACGAAGTAATTATGTAATAAATCAAGAAAAACAAAAGTACAATATTATACCCAAAGAAACTATATTATCAAAATTCAATTCTAAAAGTTTGAACCAAACAAATTATAAAAATTTTATAATTAACAAAACAATTGTGAATGACGAAATAAAAGATTTTTATCAAAAACCACTTTTTAGAAAATTAGCATTTCGTAGGTTTGTAAGAACAAAACAAAGTGAAATAAATTTATTGAATGAGATTGAAAATAAATATCTTACAAAACAAGATAAAATAGATGGTAAAAAAATAGTTATATTACACGGTGATTACAGTAGGACTACACAGATGAAGGGCACAATACCTACACCGAATATTGGTATTAAAAAACTACTATTAAGTCGTTTTAAAATTTTAGAAGTAAATGAATTTAACACCAGTAAATTATATAACAAAACACTAAAAGAAATGGAAAATGTTAAGATAAAAAGAAAAAAACACTCCAAACATCTTCACGAAATACTAACTCCAAAAGAGGAAACCGAATGTCGTATTTTCGTGAATAGAGATGTAAATGCTTGTAAAAATATCTTATTACTTGGTAAATGTTTTTTAACAAATCAAACCAGACCAGATGAATTCAAGCAAAAAAAAGAACGACTTGTTGTTTAATTGAGGTAGCAATTAAATAACATTCGGTAGGAATTTATACAACTACCATTAAAATTGTATAAATAATAAACCTACCATATAGAATTTAGTTTATATGCGCTCGTATTGAAAATGCTTTTATGTCTTTTTTTTGTTAGAAAAGTCGGCATTTAAAATACGCGTTGCTCTAAATAAAATCCCAAGAGATTGTTAATACATTAACAATTTTTTGATGTAACGATTATATAGTTTTGCTACTCGACAGTAACTACTTTTGCAAGGTTTCTCGGATAGTCAGGATTAATATTATGCGAAATCGCTTTGTAATAGGCAATTAATTGAATACAAACATTTGCGATGAGTCCACCGAATATGTCATTTTTTTCTATTTTAATAAAGTTCTCGACGTGTGGTTGCTCGTCGTCTGTAATATAGATGATATTGGCGTTTCTGGATTTAAGTTCTTCGTATGCGTTTTTGTTCTTATTCCTATTTTTTTCTCCAATATCAAGAATAATGATGGGTAAAAGGTTCTCTACGAGGGCAAAGGGACCGTGCTTTAGTGCGGAAGAACTGTATCCTTCGGCGTGAATGTAACAAATTTCCTTAATTTTAAGAGATCCTTCTTTAGAAATGGCAACTTCTTTGTCTTTACCGAGAATAAACATTGTATTTTTGTCTAAAAACCGGGAGTAAGTTCTCAGTTGATTATTTTGACAAACTTTTTGTATTTGAAAGGGTAAACATCTAATGGCGTCTATAATATTTTTTCTTTTAGTAATACTTGTACCTTTATGTTGCGAGAACCAAATAGCAACCATAGATAAGATAACAGACATATTTGTAAAAGATTTTGTCGAAGCAACCGCATTTTCACGACCTGCGTTTAAATAAACCCCGCAGTCTGTTTCTCTTGCAATAAGTGAGTCTACTACATTTACAACACCGATAGTCGTAAGATCATAATCCTTTGCGATTTGAACGCATCGATGTAGGTCCTTTGTTTCTCCGGACTGGGAACATAATACAAGACACGTTTTGCCTTTTTTTGGAATATCTTTAATGTCAAATTCAGCGCCATCGAAAAGTTGAACTGTGTTAAAAATATCAAGTTGTTTGAATATATCTGTGCTCCATAAACAAGAATGATATGAGGTTCCGCAACCAAGTAAAATAATATGTTCACAATCAAGTAATTTCGGTTTGTGTTGTTCTAATCCACCGAGTCTGACAGAATTATTATCATAGAATCTGCCTCCAAAATTGGTAGCACGATCAATCGAATGAGGTTGTTCCATAATTTCTTTTAATGTCCAGTGTGGATAATCTTCGGGTTTTATTTCAATAAGATCATGTTTTTTATTAGTTAATGTATAAGTTTCTTTGCTTGTATATGTAATTAGTCCATTGGAGCGTGAAACATTAATGATGTCATGATTTTCTATAATAATATAAGATTTAACACTATTGTTAAAAGCCAACTGTTCACTCACTATAATTGCAAAGTCGTTATTAATACCGAGAAGTAGGGGAGAACCATTCCTTGTAAGCCAAATATTATCTGGGTAGTCTTTGTGAATAATGACTAATGCCCAAGTTCCTTGTAACCGCCGAACCGTTTCTTGTATAGATTGTTCGATATCATTATTAACAGAGTAATATTTACTGAGCAATACTGCTATAATTTCAGTATCTGTTTGTGAATAAAATGAAAACCCTTCTTTTAATAGTTCATTTTTGAGAACCTGGTAGTTTTCAATAATGCCATTATGAACAATATGAAAACAATTGTTATTATCACAATGAGGGTGAGCATTCGCATCGTTTTTTTGCCCGTGTGTAGCCCATCTGGTATGTCCAATTGCAATATTGCTGATTTTGTCTGTTGGAATGTTTTCTTCTAAAAGTAAAATAGAATTATTAACATCAGTAGAAGCATATTTATAAGTTTCAACAAATGAGTTGTATAGAAAGCTAATTCCTGCAGAATCATACCCTCTATTTTGCAATAGTTTCAAACCATTGACAATATAATCAAAGTAATTGTCATTTCCAATGTAAGCAACAATTCCACACATAAAAAAAAAGTATATTTACATTTAATATGTTTACAAATTAACTATATTAAGTTAGCTTCTCATTTTTCTTCGCAGTAGATAAGGTTGTCCATCTCCCATAACATAAAGCTCCCTTCATTCGGGAAATAAATAGATGCGACAATTTTGTTTGTAGAAGGAGGTGCCTTCATTGCCCGAGTTTTGTCATTATGTTCTTTTAGTTTTTTTTAAGATATTCGTCACAAAAACAATGATCTTCGTTTGCGTAGTCAATTTTTTAATCGTGGGCAATGTATACAGTTACATAAATATTAGCTTTGTTTGAGATGTTGTATATTTGTTGTTTATTTATTTTACTAATACCCTCTCCGTAAAAGGTGAAAGACTGGCGATTTTGTATATATAGTTTGGAAGTTGGTATATAAAACGGACGACTACCAAGTTTGAATTCTAAATAAGGGTTATTCCATAGATCAATTAAATTCGTGTGAACATCAACATATATATTATTTTTATCATCAATAACCACGTCTTTATCTGGCGATAAACATTTAACACAGAGTTCGTTTTGTTTATGATCGTAGATTAGTTTTTTATGCCATAGAGGAATTAGATAAGTTTCATCCTCATGAATAAGTTTATAGATATTATTAGAAAATAAATCGTCAATAGTCGGAAGTAATATAACACATTCGTCGTTTTTTCGTTTATCTTTTATAACGGATTTTAGTTTATTAAACACTTCGGGTTGAATATACAATACATCCTTGTTAATATGCAAAATTTTATATAATATTTCAAGTGTATTTACATCAAGCTTTTCGAGTTTTAAATAAGCGAGTTTTTCGCAAGTCTCTAAAATATTTTTAATAATTTGATAAATACCTTCAGTTTGTAAATATATTGGAAGAACTCCGTCAAGAACATTAAATAAATGATGGTCCCAGCTATTGTTTTGAGGAATATTTGAATGGCTAAGAAAGTCATATGCTTCCTGTATTTCTTGGAATTTTTCTTTGCATACTAAATCGTTGTTGTTTTTATCAGGGTGATATTTTAAACATAGACTATGATATTTCTTTTTTATAATTTTAGCGTCATAACTAATAGCGGGCTCCAAATCTAAAATACTATACGCTTTTGCTGTATCCATTTAACTTATTTATTATAATAAAGAATATATTCTCTAAATGGTAAATGGGTCGATAATTATTATTATAGTACTTAAAAAAAGAATGGGACTGTAATAGTATATCACTAATATCAGTTGTTAATAACATATTATTATTAATATAATAACTAAGAACATACCATAAACATTCACTTACATCTAAGTTATAAGTGAGAATATCATACAAACAATCTCTGAAATCGGTAAATACAATGGACTGAATATTGTTTATTTCATGGATAATATTATCGCATATGATATTGAAATTGTCTGGCGGTATTTCTTGCTTGGAGTGTTCAATAATTGGAAAGGATTTTAATTCTTTTAAATTTAGAATTGTATTTGCATTGATACTTTCAAAGACTGTCTTCCTTTTTACGGGTGGTTGATTTGGTTGATTTGGTTGATTTGAATATTGAATATATTTTAAAAAGTCGTCTTTGTTTTTATTATATATATTAATATTTGTAGGAAGAGTTTCGTAATATTCTTGATATAACTTTTGATCTGGATGTTTCGTGTGAATAGTTTGTGCTGTTTCTATGATTTGATATGGTAAGAAACTAATTTGCTCGGTAATGATAATGAATACAATTTTGATATTTGCTTGTGAATGGTTGTGTTGTTGTATATAACTATAAAAAGTGTCAAGTAGTTCTGAATGTATCAACTGAAAATTTTTACACAAAATAATACCTGTTTTGTCTTTTTTAACAGAAATGATGTCAACGATTTTGGAAAAAATTTCGTGCCATAATAATTTGGAATTACATCCCAAAAGTGAAATATCAACTTCGTAATGAATATCACTCATCTTGAGGTTGTAGTTCTGTTTATCGGTATACACTGTAGTTTTTTTATCATATTTTAATTCATTATGAGTATACTTGTTAATAATGTTAAGAGCAGTTGTATATTTACCGATTCCTGGTGCTCCGTAAATAATAAGATTATGTAGATCGTTTATATCGGAAGGTAGTTTTTTGTATATATCGTTTAATTCGGGATGTAAATTAAGATTTTCACTCGATTGTATATATTCTTCGAAACTGGTTTCATAATATTTCATTTAGTATTATGAAAGAAAAAGAATAAAGTATTTATACGAATTTTTTAATATATTATTATTCAATGATTTGTCTTCTTGAAAATTTTAAAAATTCGTTTCCTTGGTAAATCATATAAGAAGACATTCCTATTGAGGCAAGAGAACATAATACAAAGAAAAGAGGAATAATATTATTGATATTACGTAAGCCAGAAAAAGAGAGATCGATCGATTTATTTATTAATGGATATAACAGAGTAAGTCCGATAAACAATACAAATAATAACGAAAAACAAGCAATAAATAGTTTTTTATACGAGTCGAAAATATCTTCGTATTTTTTGGGCAATACTATAGGCTCATTCGTAATCTTTTTAAATTTTGCATCCATGCGGTATAATAGTCTTGCGAATAAGGTTAATGAAACAAAAAGGAATAGATTGGAAATATGTAAACCAAAAATACAAATATGAGTATGTCCCATACGAGGGACTTTCCATACAAATCTTGTCTTTACAAAACAATAAAAGATAAATATAATGTGAGTTATAAATAATAAAGCAATGCTGGTAATTTCGGTTTCCTCTTTTCCAAGATAAACGAAAGCATATATGTAAATAATTAAAATAGCGATATACTCAAAAACTGTGCCTACCTGTTTGTTGATTAATTCCATTCTATATATATAACGGTTATTTTTCCTCTAATTTATATGTTTCATTTATCCACTGAATAATTGTTTCAGTGGGTGCAGTTAAAATTCCTTCCTTAAATTTCTTACTGTTTAAAAATTGTGGTTTTTTCATAGACGGTGTCTGGTAAAAGACATACATCCCAAATTTTCCTCGTCGAACTTCCATATTTGAATTTATTTTTCGCAAAAAAGGGACCTCTTTTTTATGTTCAATAAACTCAATGAGATTTTCCCTGGTTATTTCATTAACCGGTATATTTATACTCTTAATACTTTCTTTATGTTCTCCCCATTCTACATAATATCCAAACTTTCCGTGTTTAATCAGTAATTCGTCTCCTTTATAACTTCCTAAACTGGGTGGTTCTTCTAATAGTAATTCCTCCACTTCGTATTCTTTATTTTTTAACTTATTCATATTTATTTCAAAATCTGGTTTTACAGACATATATTTTTTAGGGTCGGCTACTAATTGTAATACTGGTCCGTGCTTTTCAAATAATAAATTATATTCGTCATTAATGGGAAATACTGCTTTTGACATTTTTTTTAATGCTTTCCCATATTCGCTTATTTCAGTATAACAAGTTTTACAAACATGATTCCAATTTTGTTGGGTTGTTCCGTTTGAAATTAAATCTAATTCTTCTTCCATATGTTTGGTGTAGTCGTACGAAAATAAATGTTGAAAGGATGCGATTAAAAACTCTACACTAAGAATACCAAGAGGTTGAATCACTAATTTATTTTTTTCTTGACAAAAAGTCTTATTTTCTTCTTTTATTTGTAATCCATCACTGTCTAAACTATAATTTTTTGTAAGGATTTCTCTACCCGGAATATCTTGTTTTAATACATATTTTCTCTCCTGTAGTGTATGGATAATAGAGGCATACGTAGAAGGTCTTCCGATGCCGATATGTTCAAGTTTTTGAATAAGACTTGATTCAGTGTAATGAGGATGTTTATTGGATATAGATAAAACGGTTTCGATTTTATTATAGGATACATTTTTGTTACTTTGTTGTAAATAAAATAATAATCCGTTTGTCTTGTTTTGTAAATCTTCTAATGATTCGCGCTGATCTAATACTTTCCACCCAAGAAATACCGGATATTCAATAGATGATGTATATTTATATGTTTGTGGAGCAGTAATTGTCAATTTATATGTTTTATATTTGGCACTTGCCATACAACTTTGCAATGTATTTTTCCAAATAAGTTTATACAATGCATTTAAACTTTTGTCATTTTCACTTGATAAAGAAGACACACTTAAATTTGTAACTCGTATTGCTTCGTGCGGATTATTAGAATTTGTATTTTTAATTTTAGAAAGGTCTCCAATAAATGTATCCGAGTATTTACTCGTAATATATTCAGTTGCTTTGTTTATAAATGCTCCGCTGTACTTAGCACTTTCTGTCCTCATATAAGTAATATACCCACTTTGATATAACTTTTGACATATATCCATTGTTTGTTTAGGAGAATAGTGTAATACATTATTAGCCGCTTGAAGCAGCTTGGATGTTTGAAATGGAACAGGTGAATTTTTTTCTGTATCTTTTGCATCATGTATAGAAAGAGTATGTTGAAAAGAAATGGACTGCTTTAAAAATACTTCCACTTCTTCAGTATTCGTAAAATCAGTTGATAATGAAAACTCTATTTCTTTGTGGGTAAACGATGCAGTTGTTTTGTATTTTTGTTCAAGTTTGTCAGTTTGTTTTTGTTCGTTTTCATATATTAAATTAAGCGCAGGGGTCTGACACCTTCCTGCAGAAAGTGAATTTGTCTTATCGTTATATAGATATTTCCAAAGATATGGAGAAACACGATACCCCACAATTATATCTAATATTTGTCTTGCAAGTTGAGCTTCAACTATGTTCATATTAATAACAACGGGACTGTTCACCGCCTCGAGAATTGCGTGTTTGGTAATTTCGTGAAAAATAATTCGTTTTGTAGTTTGAATATTCAATGAAAAAAGTTCACAAATGTGCCAGGCAATTGCTTCTCCTTCTCTATCGTCATCGCTTGCTAAAATAATATTTTCAGGAATAAAATTGTTGATAATTTTCTGCATTGTATCAATATGCCTTTTTTTCTCTTCGATAATTGTAAAATTCGGTTTAAATGAACCTTTTGTATCAATCGACGATAACCCTTCAATGCGACGAAGATGACCAATAGAAGCAATGCATTGGTAATCAGCCCCTAAAAAGTGTTCGATTTTGCTACATTTTGAAGGAGATTCGACAATAATAAGATATATAGCATTTGAATTATAAGAAGTGCTTTTGAATTTCATATAGTACTTTAAAAATAGTTTTTATTTAATTTATTTATATACTTAACAATGCTTATCTGAATTCGGGGTTCCACGCATTATGACCATTCATAAATTTAATAACAAACTCGTCCATTGGTTTTGTTGGAGATACCACATATGCGTGTCCGAAATCAATGATCCACACCTTTTCATTTTCATCTATCATAAAATTATATCCAGTAATATCCGGATAACAAATGTGTTTTATAAACAGTTCTTTAATAATATCTCTTATTTGATCAAATATAATAGTGGGGGTAGCTTCATCGCTGTCTCCATAAAAATCGGCGATGGACATACCATTTATCTTAGTTAATACCAAGGTTTTACTTGTTTCATCATATGAAATTACATCAGGACAGGGAATACCTTCGTTATATAATCTATGGGTTAATACATACTCGTTACGGAGAACATTGTCTTTACTAAAGTGGCTTTGCATGGTTATGTTACTTTATACAAGTATATCTTTATATAATCAATTTTATAGCTGATATGTTCTCTAATGTTCTCTAATACCAATGTTTTGAAAGTATTTATAAAATCAAGTCTATACTTCTTATTGCTAGTTCATATAAGAAAAAAGTTAATGAAAATAGGGATACGAGAACCTTTTCAATACGATACACGAAATAAGGTAAATTTCTAATTATCGTCGGAAAGAAAACTCTAACACTGAATTCGTCCGAGGTATATTAATAACATCTTCGTCGTATAGCATATTTCTGGATTTGTTTACTCTATTTATTAGAATTTGATCGTGGTCAATGCTGCGGTCGTAATCTTCTTTAGAAAATGTTTCAATATAAGTGTTTTGTTCAATATTCCAGGATAATTGTTTTTTTCGCGTTGTTTGTTTTTGATATACAGAGATAGGCTGTTTGTTATCATCGGTTGAGTTAATTATGTGTATCTCAGAAACCGAACAAGTAAGTTGGATATTTGTAAGTACGGATTTTGGTATTGACATTAATTATTAAATACATAGATTTTTATGTTTAAACCACTTAAATATATAATTGCATTATATACTGTATGAATGTCAAAGTATTAATTGAAGACCGCTCTTATTCAGCGTATAAATGTATAAATATAAATACCGAAGAAGTTGTGGATGTTCCGTCTATAGATATATTTGAACGAAAATTATTTAATAATGATACTTTGAGTATACATGAAGAAGGTATCTCAGTTATTCAGTCGCAAATTAGAAATACTGCAAAAATAGCAGGAGTATTAATATTAGAAAATAACAAAACTTTTGGGAGAGGTAACAATGGGCGACTTTTATATAAAGTAATACCGGATGATAGTCATTTACCAACATTTTTAGTTCCTTACGAATTGAAAATGGGATTTTCAAAAAAGTTCGTAAATAAATATATAACTTTTAAGTTCAGAACGTGGGACGGTAAACATCCGCACGGTATAATTGTAGATAATTTAGGTGATGTAAACAATTTGGATGTGTTTTTCGAATATCAATTATATTGCAAGAGTTTGCACGTGTCGATTACCCATTTTAATACAGAAACTAAACGAATGTTATCTAAGAACACAAAAGAAGAGTATATTGATAGTATAATGTCTAACAAACAGTACAATATTTGTGATCGAACAAACGAATATATATTTACAATCGATTCTTCGTCGAGTACTGATTTAGATGATGGGTTTTCAATAATGAGACACGAAAAGGGTTGGAAAGTAAGTATTTATATATCAAATGTATTTATTTGGTTAGAAACATTGCAATTATGGGATTCGCTTACCGAGCGCGTATCTTCCATTTATTTGCCAGATAGAAAACGACCAATGCTTCCAACAATATTGTCAGAAACATTGTGTAGCTTACAGGAAAAACAGACCCGTTTTGCTATGTGTTTGGATACGTTCATAGATGAGAATGGAGAGTTCGTAGATGTTGAAAGTTATAGTATAAAAAATTGTATGATACGGGTTTCAAAAAATCATGGGCACGGAACTAAGGAATTACATAACGATAAGAATTATAAGGAATTATATAGATTAACAAGTTTGCTGGATAAAAATATACATACGAGCCACGAAGTTGTGTCTTATTGGATGGTGATTTTAAATATGTATGTAGCTACTGTTATGAATAAAAAAAAAGTAGGAATTTTTAGAACAGCGTTTATTCGAAATAAAGAATTATTGAAGAATATACCCACCGATCTATCAGAAGATTCTTTAATGGCGATCAAGCTATGGAACAACTCCGTCGGAAAGTATGTGTTGTATGAGGAAGGGTTAAACTTAGAACACACGCTTATTAAGACAAAAGTATTTAACGCGAATTCGATCAATTCTTATTTGCATATTACAAGTCCCATACGGAGATTAGTCGATTTATTGAATCAAATCATATTATTTAAAGAATTTTCAGTTGTAAATACGGTAAGTGATGCGGCAATACAATTTTTACATAAATGGATGGAACAACTCGAGTATATAAATACTTCAATGAGGTGCATTCGCCGAGTTCAAGTAGATTGCAATTTATTATCGCGGTTTTACAATGAAACGGCGTTACTCGGTAATACGTATACCGGGGTTGTATTTGATAAAGTGATGAAAACAGATGGGATGTTTGGTTATATGGTATACTTGCAGGACTTCAAATTATTATCAAGAATAACAACTGCGACCGATATGCTTAATTACACAAGTCATATATTTAAAATATTTTTATTCGAGGATGAAGATAAAGTTAAGCGAAAAATAAGGTTACAAATTAGTTAATAAATCATATAAATAAATAGTAAGTATTTATATAATGAGATTGTTTGTGTTGATTTCTTTGAGTTTTGGTATCCAGGTAATCGGAACAAGTTTGTTTGAGCAGTTTGATGATTGGAAGGCGAAGTTCGGAAAAGTAATCTCCCGTGTAGACGAAGATCGTGTATACGGGAGATGGGTTGAAAATCATAAGTATATTGAAGATATCAATAGTAGAAATTTGACTTATACTTTAGGACATAATGAATATTCTGGAATGAATTCGGAAGAGTTTAGTAAGTATTTTTCGTTAGGATTTAATAAAATTTACGGAATCGATGTTGACAACAAGAAGAAAGATATTGAAGATGTAAGATGTGTTACGAGCTGTGTTCGTTCAGATGAAAAAAACGTAGAGAAGATTAAATGTGTTAAACATTGTTTGAAATCAGTAGACAGTGAAACACTACCCGATAGTGTTGATTGGGTTAGTAAAGGTGCTGTGACCGCTGTGAAAAATCAAGGACAGTGTGGTTCTTGTTGGAGTTTCTCGACAACTGGAGCATTGGAAGGAGCTTATTCTATTAAAAATGGAAACTTGCAAGAATTTTCAGAACAAGAATTGGTTGATTGTGATAATTTTAAGAACGGAGGAAGTGACCATGGTTGCAATGGTGGTCTGATGGATAATGCATTTGCTTGGATTAAGAAAAACGGGGGCTTGTGCACAGAGAATGAGTATCCTTATGTTTCTGGAACAACAACGACATCAGGAACTTGTGATAAATCTTGCACAAATGTCAAGGGTAGTGATATTATTTCATATACAGACGTTTCTCCTAATTCTGATGAATCAATGATGGCGGCTTTAACGAAACAACCTGTTTCTGTTGCGATTCAAGCCGATCAAAAGGATTTTCAGCTTTATAATTCTGGCGTATTTACCGGAAGCTGTGGCACTCAATTAGATCATGGTGTATTATTAGTAGGATACGGCAGTGAAACAAATGAAGATTATTATGTAATTAAAAATTCTTGGGGAAATACTTGGGGAGACAATGGATATATTAAGATCGGCAGAGGTAGTCAGTATAACGATGGTAATGGGCAATGTGGTGTTCTAATGCAGGGAAGTTATCCTACAGTTTAAAAAATTGATATATATATGTAACATGCTCTATATATCAATAAAAATGTGGAGTTATCTGTTCTTAACATCATTACTGTTGTTCTATATGTATTTATTGCGCAGAAATATATGGAATTATAATATAAAAAAAAATAGTTATGTGATTGGAGAGAATCTAACAAATATATCGCATTATAATACAAAAAATGATAATTTTGTAGGCGGAGATAATATAACAAATTTGATGTATCAGGATAATGCTACATTGCCTGTATTGGTAATACAACTACAGGTTATTCCTCGTGAAGAATAAGTATATTTTAAATATCATCTAACACGATTTCTTCCTTATTTTCCCACGAGAAATCTTCTGTATTTAACTCTTTTTCATTACAAATGAAATTTTCTTCTTCGGCCTCTTCAAAATCTACAATTTCGGCGTGTTCTTTTGTAATTCCCATATTGTTATTTCGAATATCTAATATCTTATCAATCTTAACACTTGGCATATTTTTTAATTGCTCAACCTCATCGTCTTCATATAGACATAGTATATCACAATTCTTTTTAGTAGATTCCCAGGTCCTGAGACCAACTAAAACGACGGTAGATGCAGTCACTTTGTTATGTCGTTTTTGTCTTCCGCGCATTGACCCACGAATAATACCAGTGAGCTTCTCATTGTCATTTGTGTATATTTCACACATACCATTACCATAAAGTTTAGTTACACAACCAAACTCTTCTCCTTCTTCTACTGGGATTCGAAGCTTTCTTCCCCCGCCTCCACCATTCATATGTTTCCGGGCCATTCCCTTTGTGCGCGCACCACCTTGAGTATTTTTAACCATTGTTGATAATTTTTACTTAATATATAAATTCATTTTAATATCAATTTTTTATTATATCACTATATATGTTGTCTACAATGTGCGTTGAACCTACTTCCAGATAGGTTTGTAGTCAGGCAAATATACCCATTAAAATTTAATATAATAATAGTTTATATGAATAAAGAATTATTATATGGTATATATTTGTTAATTGGAATATTGAGTGGAGTATCTATGGGTATAATTGGGGTAGGTGCAGGAATGTTGACCATCCCCTTATTGTTATATACGGGGTTATCAGTTCAAGAAGCAGTAGCTACTTCGTTGATTATACAGTTATTGCCCCAAAGTTTACCAGGTGTAATGTTATACTGGAATAAAAAGGTAATTAATTTAAAATTAATTATTATATCTGCATTTTTACTAATTGGTTCATTAATTGGCATATACATAGGCTCTTATTTAGTAACTAAAAATATAATCAATACAGAAGAAATGCATATATTATTGGCGTCGATACTCTTTGTATCCAGTTTATATATTTTTTATAAAGAAATTTACGGTAGAGATACAGATCTTGCTATTATTGATAACTAATTTTAATTAGACAATATAACAACAACATATTTGATGGTGTTATGTATGCAAAAAAAGTGTGTATAGGTATAGGTATAGGTATAGGTGGTTGTGGTGGTTGTGGTGGTTGTGGTTGTGGTGGTATAAAATGGATGAGTGTATGTATAAGTAGTAGCTTAGATGGGGGAACTGTTGATAGGC